TCAGCGCGTCTTCGCCTGCTGACGCTTCACATGGGCAAGTATGGAATCCTCATTGAGCGCTCCGCGATCGACGAGCACGCTGTCGAACGCACGTGAGGTTCTCGAAACAGCAGAGGATTCCTCGGAATAAGCCGCTGCATATTTGGACGACGGCGTTGGCACGCGCAGATAGTTGCCGCCAGGTGCTGCCGGCTCACGCGTGAAATTGCCTTCCGGGCGTTCCGCCAGGAACGGACCGATTTCCGGCAGAATTGCAAATTGTTCGAAGGCCGGTGCGGGGCCGTTGACAAGCGGCATGGCCTGGAGCGCTGCATTCTTTTTGGTACCAACCAGCGCCGTCTGCGTCGAAGCACCGTAATTCGGGTTGGATGTCGGGGCCGGCACGAAATTCGGCGAAGCCGAAGCCACCATGACACCAGTCGCGATCTGCCCTTCCGGCGCAACACCCGGAGAACGAGAGCCCTTCGGAACATAGGACGCCATCAGATAAGGCATGTCGTGCCCATCAAGCGGCGCGCGGCCTGCATATTGCACCCGCACATTCGCCGTTCCAGTGCCCTTCATGTCGAGAAGATCTGCGGTCTTGCTGGAAACGTCGATCAGGCGACCTTCATGGAAGGGTCCGCGATCGTTGACGCGCACCAGAACCGATGCACCGTTTTCCATATTGGTGATGCGCGCATAGCTCGGCAGGGGAAATGTCGGATGCGCAGCGGAAAGATGTTCCTTGTCATAGACCTCGCCATTTGCCGTCAGGCGGCCGTGGAAGGCGGAACCATACCAGGAGGCAAGACCGGTCTTGTTGTAACCCGGCTCTTCCTTCGGAAAATAACGTCGGCCCTTGACGGTATAGGCATTGCCGAGAAGCTCGCGCCCGCCGCCCTTGGGAATATTCTGGCCGTCGGCCACGCGCGGGCTGGCTTTGACGCCATATTCCGATTCGGAGAAATATTCCTTGCTGCGCTTCTGCTTCGGTTTGGTCTCAGAGGTGGTGGAACACGAGGCTGTCGCGGCGCAAAGCACGGAAATTGCAAGCCACTTCACGCCCGATCTGGCGTTGATGCCGAGTTTCTTGACCGTAGATTTCAAATCGTCTGCCCCACGCTGCTTGCAGGCTCGAAGAACCGCACCCTCATTTGCCTCGATGCATGCCCCTGCCATCGAAGCACCTAACAGTCGCTTAATCTTGTGCATAACGTGGCAAAAATGCGAACGACTTCTGCAAATTCGATAAAATTGTAATGAACGTGGTTAACGATTTATGTCTTTTCCGCAGAGCGTGAAGCCTGATGGGCCTTTAAACGCGCCGTCTTGAGATGTCTCCTGCTCAAGGAACAAACGAAGCCCGACCGCGTTTTCTCCTCGCAAACACACGAGCTTCCGCCGGTTTTCGGCTGAGTGAGGGAACATGATCAAGTCAATAAAAACCGCCGGCCTGGCACTCGGCATCGCGCTGATGTCCATTGCCGCCCCTATTCACGCAAGTGCGCAGGACATGGAGCTGCGGATCGGCCCAGACGGCGTTCGCCCGGTTATACGTGATCGCGACCGCGACATGGACCGACGAGGACCTCCGCGCATGCGTGGCTGCGGCGAACGCGAAGCCCGCGCCGCCGCCCGCGAGGCAGGCCTGCGCGACCCCGAAATCGTGCGCGTCACCCCCGGTCGCGTCGTTGTCCAGGGCTTCACCCGCCGAGGACCGGAGCGCATCACATTCGCGAACGAACGCGGCTGTCCAGAACTCTAATACATTAATAAACGGAACCCGCCGACAGGCGGGTTTCTTCATTTCGGTGATACAAGAAATTTCCAAGCTAAAGTACACCGCGTCGCTAACGCTGCCGGTTCTGTTGATTTCAAACTGTCTGTTTGGAATTTTATGGCAGATGGGGTGTCTGTCACGTTTAAGCCCCTACTGCGTTGAAATTGGCTCTAAAATTTTTTGGTCATTTTGAAATGTACCCGGTTTTATACCCGGGAATATTTTTCAGTTTTCAGGACGCCTTTTTCAGCCTTCCCACGGTCTGCCGGCTGTCCTGCCATCCCTTAATGTCAGCGACCGTCCATCGAACGCATCGTTCTCCCAACTGGCGGGGTCGGGGAAAGTCGCCATCATCCATCCAACGGTACAGCGTCGACGAACCGACCTTCACCATGGCAAGGACTTCCTTGAGGGACAGATAAGCGTCAAGCGCGATAAGGTTTTGTGCGGGGGTGTCGGACATCGGTACGCTCCAAGCAAAATCATGACAACGGCGAGAGGCATCGCCGAGTTGGAACTATCCGCGTGAACAATATGGGAACATATGGGACGTTATGTCAAGCCACGGGAACTAAAGATGCAGACAAAAAAGCCAAACCACGAGAATGACCGTCGCGACAGCCACCACCCTGCCCTGCGGCTTCGCAGCTTCCTTTATGTGCCTTGCTCTAGGTCTCGTCATGTCGGCGTCTCCCGATCTCCGCGTGACGGAGGCGAAATGCCTTCAGGATAATCTCGACGATGATAACACCGCCGATACCGGTAATGAAACCGCCTACACTCGCGGATTGTTCCTCCGCAATGCTCATCGCGCCAAAGATGAAGTGAAAGAACTTCATGCCGACGGGGCTAAGAAAATAGGCGGCGGCGGCACCGACCAAGAACTTTCGCGCGCTAGGCCCCCAGCCCGTCCACTCCATCGCGACGGACACGGCAGAACCGGCGATACCCGCAAGCGCGATCTTCCCTTCTGCCGACCCCCACCAGTCCCAAAAAGACATTAGCCTTCTTTCTTCACAGCGCGAATGACCGTGTTCCCGCCCATATAGAGGCCGGTATAGATCGTGAAAATTCCAAGGAAGGTAGCCAGATCGAGGCCCACCTCAATCTGAACGCCGGTGCCAGTTGTCCATAGCAGAGCGTTGAGCAACGGCCGGACCATCACAAACCATGCGATGCAGGCCAGCATGAGCCACATACCTGCAGGTCGCCACATCCAGCCGAAAGAACTGTCCTTGTTCATTTCAGCCAGCATGAGGCGGTTCGCCTCCTTCTGCTGCTCGACTTCGGCAAGGATCAATGCCGGGGCGATGGGTTCGACCTGGCTGACCGCCTCGTCCAGCTTGGTTTGCGGCAGCGTGGGCAGCTCATCGACCGTAACGCCGGCTTGCTTGGCAATCGCATCGATGACAGTGCCGCCGATCTCACCCGCGACGCCGCCCACCTGCTGCTCGAGGATGGTTTTGACCGTGGATGCACCGACGCGCAGCGCTGCGCCGATCAGGATAGAAGCAAGCGCGCTCATGCCGCGACCTCGTTGTAGGCCTCAACGCGGGCATCGGCGGCGCGCTTCTTGGCGATGAAGATGATGGTTGCCACGGCACCGGCCGCCACGATGGCGACGAGGAGCCAGACCGTTGTCGCGTCCGTCACACTTGATGGCTCGACGACTGGAGCGGCTGCTGGCGCCGACGCTGCGGTGGCGCTGGTGGTCGCCGCCTTCTTTGCCGAACTGGCCTGCTTTGCGGATGTGACGGATTCATAGAGCGCTTTCTCGCGGACCTGCGTTGTCGACAGGCCCATTGCTTCGAGCGCCATGGCGACGCCCCGCGCCTCGATGTCAGCGACGCGACGTCCCCAGCCCTTGCCGAAGGTTTTCCAGATCTTGAGTGACTGCATGAACGACAGGCGGGCGCGGCAGATTTTCTTTACCGTCTCGCTGTGGTCGTTGCTGCCGGCGGAAGCGAGCAGCCATTTGCGACCGCGGGAAACTCCGGAATTGACCGAAGCGTCGTAGACAGCCAGGTCAACGCCGGGGAACAGCTTATCGGCACCGCAGGCGAGCCAGAACTCGCTACGATAGAACTTGAGCGCCTGCGCCATGGTGATGTTGCGCACCGGCGTCCGCTTCATTCCCATCTTGTCTTGATATTGGTGCCAGCGGGTTTCGGTGATGCCGTACATCGTCTTGCCGCCGGGATCGTCGGGATGGTCGCTCCATCCGCCCTCCCATTTGCCGGTCACGGCTTGGCAAATCTCGAATCTGTCAGTCATGGGTGCGCTCCGAAATCAGGGGCCGCACTCATGCGCTAGCGATGTGTTTCAATATCATGCGCCAGTTGTTGCAACAATCCGCCAAATCCAGTATTTAGAGAGCAGATGCGCATGAGTGCTGTTTGATCCTGAACCGGAGACATCACTCATGACCAAGACTGTGGTTGCCTTTGGCGATCCGAAAGCGCAGAAAAAGTGGTCTGGCGCGCTCTTCATCGACATCACCAAAAAAAGCTATTGGGACCGCAAGTTTATCGGCACGTCCGATGAATACGCGATCCAGCGTCTGACCGACCTCGAGTCGGAAGCGGGCGACCAGATCAGCTTCGACTTGTCGGTGCAGCTCCGCAACCGCCCGACCTATGGCGACCAGCGCCTCGAGGGCAAGGAAGAAAGCCTTCGCTTCTTCACCGACCAGATCAAGATCGACCAGATGCGTCACGGCGTCTCCGCGGGCGGCAAGATGAGCCGCAAGCGCACCGCCCACAACATGCGCCAGGTCGGCAAGAACCGCCTCTCCGACTATTGGTCGAAGTTCAACGACCAGATGATCTTCATCTACATGTCCGGCGCACGCGGCATCAATGAAGACTTCATCGAAACGACGGCTTGGGCTGGCCATGCCGAGAACCCGATTGAAGCCCCCGACGCGGATCACATCCTGTACGGCGGCGATGCGACCACCAAGGCAAACCTCGATTCGGCAGACATCATGTCCCGCGCCGTGATCGAGCGCGCACAGACCAAGGCCCGCATGATGTCGGCCAAGGATCCGAAGAACGCCAACATGATGCCCATCATGATCAATGGCGAAGCGCACTACGTCTGCGTCATGAACCCGTTCCAGGAATACGACCTGCGCAACAAGGATCAGGGCGGCTGGCTGGAAATCCAGAAGGCGGCAGCGGCTGCTGAGGGACGTGCAAGCCCGATCTTCAAGGGCGGCCTCGGCATGATCGGCAATACGGTCCTGCACAGCCATGAATGGGGTATTCGCTTCAACGACTACGGCGCTGGCGGCAACGTCGCCGCTGGTCGCGCGCTGTTCATCGGCCGTCAGGGCGGTGTCATCGCCTTCGGTTCCGCCGGCGGCTTCCGCTACACTTGGACGGAAGAAACCAAGGACCACGGCAATGAGCCTGTGGTTGCTTCCGGCGTTATCGCTGGCGTCAAGAAGACGCGCTTCAATGGCCGTGACTACGGTGTGATGTCGATCGACACCGCATCCGTCGATCCCAACGCCTGATGACCTGCCCGGGGTTCGCCCCGGGCTTTTCCAGTTTCGCCACCGCGACCCGAACTCCAAAGGAACACGCTCATGACGCTCATTCTGAGCAAATATGCCAAAGGGACCGAACCCCTTTCCTACCCGTCCACGGCTGGCGAAGCTGTTGCCATCCGCTTCTCGCACCTGCTGGCCTCTGCGCCCGCTGCTGGCGATATCCTCGAATTGGCATGCATCCCGTCCAATTGCCGCGTCGCAGAAATGGTTCTCGATCTGGACGATCTGGACAGCAACGGTGCTCCGACAATCCTTGCTGATGTCGGCATCATGAGCGGGGATTTCGGCAAGGAAGATAACGCCCGCACCTGTGGGGCGGAATTCTTCTCCGGCTCCAACCTCGGCCAGGCTGGCGGTGTCGCCCGACCGACGCTCAAGACGGCGTACCGAACCACGGCTTCGAACGTAGACCGCGGCATCGGCGTGAAATTCACCACCGCCGCGGCCACCTTCGTTCCCGGCATTATCGGGCTGACTGTTTTCCTCACCAGCGAGTAAGCCCCTCAAGGCTGGATGTGACAAGGGGCTGCCAAGCCCCTTTTTCTTTCAAGGAGTGAACTATGAAGACTGTCATCGAATGCACGCTGGGCGCAACGGAACAGACGGTTGGTGGCATCACCTATAGCTTCGACCGAGACGAGCACGGCCGGTTCGTCAACGAAGTGAACAGCGTCCTGCATCGCTCGATCTTCCTCAACGTCACCCATTACCGGGAGGTGCCGCTAGACCCGCCCCCACCCGCGGACGATCTGGAAATTCCGGCATTCCTATCTGGACAAGGCGGCACAGACCAAGGTGAAGGCGGCGGTGAAGCGGCCGATGACGACGGTTCCAAGTCCGGAGACGAAACCAATGCCCTCAATTTGGACGACGAGCAGACCGGCGGCGAGCAAGGCGCCGGCGAAGAAAATGCATCCGGTGCGTCTGATGCTCCTCAGGGAGACGGCGAAACGGACAAGCAGGCCGAGCAGGCACCCGTAGCCCCCGCCGCCAAAAAGGCCACCAGCAAGAGCAAGTAAGCCATGCCGAAGGCAAGTGAAGTGATGAAGCGCGCCAGCGTCCTGCTGTTGGACGAAGACAACGTCCGCTGGCCGCTTTCCGAGCTTGCCGACTGCATCAACGATGCGGTCAAGGCCATCGTGCTTGCCAAGCCATCGGCATCGGCAAAGACGGCTCAGTTCCCGCTCGAGCAAGGCACCTATCAGAAGATCCCCGAGACGCTAGACAGCGTTACGCCGCTCCAGCTCCTTGGGGTCAACCACAACATCATCGATACGGTTAAGAACCTCGGCGGCAGGGCGATCCGAACTGCTGCACGTGCCATGCTCGATTCCCACGAACCAAATTGGCGCAATCCCGCTTACGCGCCGTTTTCCAAGGAAGTGCGCCAGGTCGCGTTCGACGAAAACGTGCCGCTCGAATTCGAGTGCTATCCCGGCAACAACGGCACCGGCGTCGTTCAGATTGCGATCTCCTTCTTGCCTGCCAAAGTCACACCCCTACCGAACAAGGACGTCGAGACGCTCGAGGCGTGGGACGTTGAGATCGGCATTCCCGAACCCTACACCGTGCCGCTGATCGACTACACGCTGTTCAAGGCCTTTTCCAAGGATGACATTGCTGGCGATCCGACCAAGGCCATGACGCACTACCAGACCTTCGCCACCGCCCTTGGCATCAAGGTGCAGGGCGAGGCCGCGTCCAATCCGAACAGGAGGCGGTGATGCGCGACATCGACGACATGCTGCCCCATGTCCTGCCCTATGCCCCGAACTGCGCCGATCTGACCGCATACCGCTGCATCCGTGAGGCTGCGCGCGAGGTGTGCGACAAGGCGGACATCTGGCGCGAGAAAGACACGATTGTCATCACCGACCTCGACGGCGAGTGCCTTTCCACGTTTGGCGATGCAGAGGTGAAAAAAATACAAGCCGCGACGCTCGATGGCGTGCCCCTCGCCTCACAGTCTCCGGAATGGCTCGACGCCAATTATCCCGGCTGGGACAGCGACAATGAAAACGAAGCACCGGCACGTTTCATCACGCAAATCACGCCTGGCAAAATCATGGTCTCGCCGCGGGCCACTGGCACCCTGTCCGTTCGCCTCGTGCTGAAACCGGCGCTCCGGGCGATGACGCTCCCCGACTTCATGCTCGACAAGTACGCGACAGAGATTGGCAAGGGCGCGGCAGGCAAGGCGCTCATGCTGCCGAACGACGACGGCGGGGCGAACCCAGCGATGGCGACCGCCCTCCTCACCGAATTCAATCAATTCCTCGACCGGTTGCCCATGATCGTCGCGAAGGGGCAGCAGTCCGCGCGCCCAAGAACGAAAGCGAGCTTTTACTGATGCCAGCAAGCACCTATGCGGCGAACGCCCTCCTGAACCTCTTCCTACGCGGCGTCGCCCTCGCAGCTCCGGCACGTCTTTACGTCTCGCTGCACACCGCCAATCCCGGTAATGCGGGTGCGTCCGAAGTGACAACCGCGGCGTGGCCTGCCTACACCCGCATCGATGCCGCGCTGGGCGGCGCTGTAGCTGCGGGCTTTGCGGCGGCGGCGAATAAGGCAACTGAGAACTCGCAAGAGCTGCTTTACCCGCCGCACAACGGTGCAGCACCCATCACGATAACTCATTTCGCGATTTGGTCCGCCGCGGCAGGCGGGAACATGATCTTTCAGGGCCAGCTCACTGCGCCGAAAACACTGAACCCGACCGACGAGTGCATCATACATGCCGGCGACCTCGATATAACGGTGGATTGATGGAGAGCCGTGGCGCGACCAATGGAGCAGAAGTTAATGCCTTCGCGGTCAACGAAGGCAATTTCGTCGTCGATGCCGTGGGAACAGCGCAAACCTCTTTGGTGCCAACGCTCTCCCTTACCCGTCGAATCGCGGCTGGTGCAGTAGCCGTTGTCGCGGCATCTGGAGCGCTGCTTCTCACCGCCCGAAGACGCGCCGTCGGAGCTTCGCAAGTTGCGATAGCAGGATCTGCGTTGCTTGTGCGTCGCGTTGCGCCGAAAGCGGCCACCACCGCTGTCGTAGGGGTTGGAACCAAGCTCACCCGCCGTGTTGCTGCGGTGTCGTCGGCCACGACCACGATTTACGGGAGCGTTCTCCTGTCCTGGCGGTATCTGCACCGCGCAAGCCAAAACCGGATCATGCGGCCCCAACCTGTGCGCGCGATGATCGTCAGCCCCGAGCTTCGACGTTTCATAGTGCCCCGTGACCTTACCGTGATGCGTCCACCTCGTGACCGAGGAGTAATGCCATGACGGAGGTAATGATCAAAAAGCCCGCTGATTTCCTCGACTATGACGTCGATTTTGCGCGGTGGCTTCCTTCACCTGATCGAATCTCCGCCGCTGTCGCGACAATCGCGGACTCGACCGCAATCGTTGATCGCACAGAACACTCCGATACGAGCGCAAAGGTTTGGATATCCGGAGGCGTGGTAGGCGAAACGGCAAGTGTCACCGTGACCGTTTCGACACAGGAAGGTCGAACCAAGCAGTTCTGCTTTAATCTCAAGATCAAGGAATGCCACTGATGCCGGTCAAAATTGCAAACAATGCCGTTTCGACGCTTGCCGCATCGATCACGGCCGCTGCCACGTCGATTTCCATCCAGTCCGCCGACGCGGGGAAGTTCCCTGTGCTGGCGGCCGGTGACTGGCATCCAGCAACAATTATCGATGTGTCGGGCAACATGGAGATCGTTCGTGTGACTGCGCGAGCGAGCAATGTGCTGACGGTCCAGAGAGCACAGGAGGCAACAACGGCTAAAGCCTTTGCGGCTGGATCCAGAATAGACGTCCGCTTGACAGCGGCGGTGATTTCCTCCCTTCCCAAAAGCAAGTCCGACATCGGCCTGTCAGAAGTCGATAACACCTCGGATGCAGACAAGCCGATCAGCACTGCGCAACAGAACGCGCTCGATGGGCTTGAGGACGCTATCGACGGGATTAATTCAAACCTCGGGAAATGGGTTCGCGTTGACGCGGTGCAGGCGCTAACGGCTGCTCAGAAGGGGCAAGCCGTAGCCAACATCGGGGGCGGCATCCTCTCTGGCTTTCGAAACAAGATCATCAATCCTTCCTTCGATATTTGGCAGAGGGGTGCCGGGCCTTTTACAACAGGATACTGTGCCGACCGGTGGAATATCGTATTTGGTACCGGAGCTTCGATTTCTGTTAGTCGAGCCAATTTCGTCCCGTCAGATAGCGTTCCGTTCGTTGATAAATATTGCCTTAATTGGACACGTACCGTGGCCGGTTCAGCGTCCTCATTTCTTGGGCAGAAGATTGAGGGCGTAAGAACTCTTGCAGGGAAAAAGGTCACATTGACGCTGTGGGCCAGAGCGACAGTGGCAACGGTAATCCAACCATACTTGCAGCAAAACTTTGGGTCGGGTGGAAGCCCTTCCGGTATTGTATGGAATGGCGCTACGTCAAATCCACAAACTCTGGTCTTTGCCGGAGGCGGTGTTTTGCAGCGATTTGATTTTACTTTCGATCTCCCGAAGATCACAGATAAAACCATCGGCACCAACAACGATGATATCTTGTGGTTGTTGTTTGAGTGGAAGGCCTCTGATCCTAACGCCACGATCACCATGTCACGCATATCTGTAGTGGATGGTGACGCGAGAGCAGAGGCTGACCCCATCGCAGCACGCAGCATCGCCGAAGAAAACGACCTCTGCGATCGATATTACCAGCTGCACGAGGGAACGTTTTTTGCCTTCGCGGGCAGCGGAACCGCCTCTGTAAGGCGTTACCAATTGCCGTTCAGGTCCACAATGCGCGGAATTCCTAACATCACATGGAACTCAGGGGCGGCGTTCAGCCTGGACGAAAGAACCACGCATATGGTGCGTTGGTTTACCGACCCCGGAAACAACGCGTCGGAGCTGGCGCTGGGAACAGTCCGAATAGATGCGGAGCTTTAACATGCAGGTACACGGTTACACGGCCTTGGGTTCGATCAGCGCTACGATTGACGGTGCGCTTTGGGACATTCCCGACCACATGTCGAGCCGCTTTCGCCGGATGATTGCGGAGTGGGAGGAACAAGGCAACATCATCCCGCCTTACGTTGCGCCAAGTCCGAAACAAGAAGAGATTGATGCGGAGCGTGACAGGCGTATTGCAGCCGGGTTCACGTTCTCGGGCGTCTTCTACCAATCACGTCCTGAGGACCGTGAGAACATCGCTGGGGCGGCGTTAGCTGCACTTGCGGCCATAGGCAGAGGCGCTCAGTCAGGCGATTACCGGTGGCATGGCGGCGAAACGGATTTCATGTGGATCGCTGCTGACAACACAATGCACCAGCTTGACGCCCAATCTACATTTGCGATGGGTCAGGCAGCTATGGCTCACAAGCAGGCCCACATCTTCGCGGCTCGCACATTGAAGGACATGGATCCTATCCCGGCTGACTACGCGACTAACAACGCTTACTGGCCGTGAGGGTCCCAACATGCCCGCCATCAACATTTCGGCCTTCATCGGCGAGCGACCTCTTATCCTCCCTCGGCTGCTGCCGGAAACAGCCGCTCAGGAGGCAGTGAATGCACGCCTTGATGACGGCGGGCTTACTCCTATCCGAAAGTCCCTGCAAACGGGCGAATTGGCCGAAGCCAATGCTGTAACGATCTACCGACACAATGGGGACTGGCTTTCTTGGCCTGTGGTGGTTGATGCGGCACCCGGTCCGGTCGCGCAAGAGCGGCTTTATTACACCGGTGACGGGGCTCCGAAAATGCGGATCAACGCCGTTATCTACAATCTTGCTGTACCTCGACCCACGACCGCATTGACAGCGGTGGCCTCAGGAGCAGGCACCGGCGACACTCAGAGCCGCACATACGTCTACACCTATGTGACCGATTTCGGAGAAGAGACCGCGCCAGCGCCTGCGTCGACCATCATAGACTGGAAGCCGGGTCAGACCGTCACGCTTTCCGGGTTTGCATTGCCAGTTGCTGGTCGAAGCATCTCCAAACAGCGGATCTATCGCAGTCAGACAGGGTCAAGCGGGACGTATCTGTATTTCATCGCAGAGCGTGCGGCTTCGGCCTCAAACTATGTGGACACGGTGGCCGTGGACGCGTTTCAGGAAGCGCTCCCGTCAGCCGGCTGGGACGAGCCTCCCGCCGGTCTCTCTGGCTTGACCGTGATGCCAAATGGTATGATGGCTGCATTCACAGGCCGCAGCGTCTACTTCTGCGAGCCTTGGCGCCCACATGCATGGCCTGAGAAATACATCCTCAACTGCGACAGTGACATCGTCGCCCTCGGGTCGATCGGAAGCGTTCTCGTCGTTCTGACGAAGGCCAACCCCTACATCATGACCGGTAGCCACCCCGATTCGATGCAATCCCAAAAGCTTGAGGCCAATTTCCCCTGCATCAACGCCCGTGGTGTCGTCGATCTCGGCTTTGCGATTTGCTACCCTTCGAACGACGGGTTGATCGCGGTGGGTGGTGACGGTTCCGTCAACCTCGTCACTCGGGAATTGTTCCGCCCGCATGATTGGCTGAGACACTCCCCGACTACGGCGATCGGGGCGCAATATTCAGGCGCTTATGCGATGTTTTACGATGTCGAGATGGAAGGCCAGCGCGACGCCGGCTGTCTTTTTGTCACTGTAGGCACAACGCCGTTCCTAATCCGCTCCGCAGAAATCATCGCAGCTTGTTTTTATGACGTTGGCGACTCTGCGCTTTACTTCACTCGGCCAGGGGACACGAACATTTATAGGTTTGATCCCCCTGACGGCCCGCCTGAGACTATGATCTGGCGCTCGAAAGAATGGTGGCTGCCACGGCCAATGAACTTTGGCGCGCTGCTGATCGATAGAGGGAGCCTGAAAGCCAATGACGACGCGGCGGCTATCCAAGCCGAGGTCGCGCGCATCGAGGCGGAAAATGCAGCGATATTCGCTTCCGGCAACCTCGAATCCGCCGTGAATGCCGGCAGCGTTGGTTCCCTCCCCGTCAATGGCGACGCCATGCTGTCACTTCCAGACTACCTCGCCGTTTCCGTGGGCGTATTCGGGGACGGGAAACTGGTCCGCGTCATCACCAAGACAGACGTGGTAGAACGGCTTCCTGCCAAGAGCATGGCCAGAGTTTGGGAGATAGCCGTTTCATCTAACGTGCCTATTAGCCGTATTGCGATGGCGTCGTCAGTCGATGAGCTGAGGACACTCGTATGAACAATGAGCAAATCGAAAAGCTTGAGGTTTTGGACGGCTCCCGTCGAGGGAACCGGGATCAAGCAGCCGTCCGGATCGATGATTTGCGCGAGTTACTCCAGATAAGCACAAAGCTTCGATCGGCCCAGCTCACCGGCGCTCCGACAATGGCAGACTTTAACGCCCTTCAAAAAGACCTCGAGGACATTTCCAAGCGCCTCAACGGCGTCGCATTGGCGATCCAGAAACGGATCATCCGTTGAAACAAATCGTCTACAGCCCCACCAACGAAATGCTGGGCTGGGCGACGCTTCACGGCGGCATCAAGTTCCGCGACGATGCCGCAGCGATCGGCGTTCGATCCGACGAGGGGCTGCACGGCGTTGTCGTGTTCGACAGCTTCACGACGACGGGGTGTTGGGTCTCCGTAGTCTCCGATGGCGGCCGGAAATGGATCACGCGGGAGTTGATCATCCGGGTATTCGCCTACCCCTTCATCCAGCTCGACTATCCACGTCTCAACTCGTTCGTATCCGTCAACAATGCCGACGCCATTCGCTTCAACGAACATTTCGGCTTTCAGCGCGAAGGCGTTTTGCGCGAGGCCGGAGAGAGCGGCGAAGATTTGATCGTCTACGGCATGCTCCGGCGGGAATGCCGCTGGTTGCCAGAACGCTTCGCTGGAAAAACGGGCAAGCCCGCGCTATAAGAAATTCATTGCGCATGAGTGCACTTCAATTCTCGAAGAGGCACATCCATGGGCAAAGGCAGCAGCTCCGCACCCGCACCTGATCCTAAGATCGGCGAAGCGGCACTCAAACAGGCGCAAACCGGTGAGGATTGGCTCAGCTTCGCGCGAGACGCCTTCGCAGTCTCTGAGGTTCGGCAAAAGGAACTCGACGATCTCACCAACCGTGTGACCGAGCAACAGCTTGGACTTGCCACGGATCAAGCCAAGTGGTCGCGTGAGGATCGAGACCGGTACAACACGGTCTACAAACCCCTCGAAGACGACTTCATCAAAGAAGCGACCAATTACGCAACAGAGGAGCGGCAGTCCGAAGCCGCGGCAGAGGCCCGCGCCGACGTCCAGACCGCCGCGGCCAATAACCGGGCCGCAACCGAACGCGCCAACACCTCCATGGGCGTCACTCCTGGCAGCGGGCGTTATGCCGGTGTGCAGGCTGCATCGGATCTCGGAACGACGCTGGCGGAGGCCGGAGCGGCCAACACGTCGCGACAGGCGGTGCGGGATAAAGGTCTCGCCCTCAAAGCCGACGTGGTCAACCTCGGCAAAGGCCTGCCGGCACAAGCCGCCGCCGGCGCCGGGGGCAGCGTGGCGGCCAGCGGTACAGCGCTGGGCGGTGCTCAGGGCACGAACAGCCAGGCATTGGCGGCATCGACCATCATGAACGCTGGCTATGGCGGCGCGATGCAGGGTTATGCCGGTCAGGCAAGCACGCTGAACCAACAGTATGGCCTGCAGCTCGAGGGCTGGAAAACGCAGCAGGAATTGAAGGCGAAAAATGCCTCTGGCATCGGCAGTTTCTTGGGCGGCATTGGTGGTCTAATCTTCAAATCCGACGAGGAAGCGAAAGAGAACAAGGAGCCGATCGACGACGGCACCGCCCTCGAGGCGCTTCGCGAGATGCCAGTTGAAGCTTGGGATTATAAGCCGGGTGTTGCCGACGAGGGCCGCCATGTCGGCACGTATGCACAGGATTTCACGGAACAGACGGGGCTGGGCGATGGAAAGAACATCGCAGCGCAGGATGCCATCGGCATCACCATGAAGGCGGTTCAGGACCTCGACCGAAAGCTAGACGCGACCATTGACGCGATCGGGCTCGGCGATATCGAGCCACCGGCACGAAAACCGTCCGTCCCATCTGTTAAACGCAAACCCGCAAAGGAGTAATGGCATGCTAGGTGTTGGTCTTGGCGGATTCATGGAAGGCTTCAACAAGTCGCAGGACATGCTCCAGAAGCGCGACGAGGCACAGCGAAAGCAGGTCCTCGCCGATCGGCAAACGAAGGAATACGACCGCCTCACTGCGCAGCGCGACGCTATCGACGGCATCAATGCCGACGCCAAGGCAACGTTTGATGCGCAGGTTTCGGCCGGGACGCAAAAGCCGGAGAATTTCGACACGTTCTGGACCGGTTACGCCCTCCCGAAGCTGAAAAACACCTATCTCCTCAACGGTGATATCGAGAGCGCGAACAAAGTTCAGGAATGGGGCGACCAAGAGGACACAAAAAAGGGTGCTAAGCTCTTTGCGGGTGCCCTTGTGAAGGCGCAGACCGGAGACGCCGGAGGCGCGCTCGCTGACGTCATGGAAGCCGGAAAACTAAAAGGCTACATCAACAACGGCTACGAAGTCATTGGGCACGAAGCGATTTTAGGCCAAGACGGCGCGCAGCAGGGGTACCGCATCAAGCTCAAGACCCCGGATGGCAAGGATATCCAGCAGGACGTCAAGACGCAGGACCTGCCAAAGATCATCGCAACATTCGGCAACCCCCAAGCCGCTTGGGAGAGCCAGGTCGCCGCGCGGGCGCAGGCTGACAAGGACAAGAAAGAACTCGAAACCTACGAGGCGAAGAAGAAGATCGACCGCCAGTATGGCACCGGCCCGACGAAAGAGCGCGGTGACGCAATTACGGCGCTGCGCAAACGGTTTGATGGTGGCCTCGGCGGCGACGAGACAAAATTCGACGACATGCCACGTCCTGAGCAGGAAAAGCTCATCAATGCCGAGCTTGAACTTGTACAGGGCCAGCCCGGGCTTGGAGGCCAAGGTGCGCTCGCCCCCGCTGAAAAGAAGGTTCTCGTCGATACCACCACTGGCAAGCCAGTATCGTCCACGGCCAAACCGACGCCGACGGCCAAGCAAGAGACGAAGACAGCACCAGCGACACAATCTCCGCCCTCGGCTGAAAAGCGTATCCCCGGCGTTCCGGAGCGAGCACAGGCTGGCGTGCGCAGCCGCATGGAAGGTCTCCAACGCGCAGCGGCGCAAGCGGAAGCGCCTGGTATATCTGCCCCCTCTTCCTCGTCTGCTCCCGCCGATGTCATAGCGCAGGCAGACGAGGCGATCCGAAGCGGCGCAAGGATTTACGATGTCGCTATGGGGCTGCAAGAAGCTGGCGTCCCTGAATCGGAATGGCCCGCCTCGGTGAAGCAGGCCATTGCCAGAGAGCGTGGCGTTATTGGTCTTGGTGACTGACGCCTATCGATAGACCGGATCGGCCAGCCTGTCGCGCAGCGCCGATCCGAGAGCCTTATTCCCGATCAGAACTCCATCTTCCCGCTTCGCGGCGTTTGTTGTCCGCGTCTTGATAGAGCGTTTGAGAGTTTCCGCCTCGATCGGGAATGCGCGATGAACCTTCACCGCATTGAACGCCTTGATGCCGTCCAGCGCCTCGCTCGCGGTCTCCTTGTCCCCTGCCATCGTCGCCATTGCCCATTTGTTGATGAGCCTCTGGCGCTTCTGTTTCACGCGGGTTTCGGCGTTCTTCAATGCGGTGCTGCGGTCCCACGTCTCGGAGATTTTAGCCGGTGTGAAGCCCAGCGCCTGCGCAACGATGTCAGTGGCGTCGATCTGATCTGCCGCGAGCACCTGATCCTTGCCGATCGTCGCGAGACCTTCCTGCGAATAGCGATAGGCTTTCATCAGGTCGCGCACAGCTTTCGGGGCCATCATTTCGATGCCTCGAGCAACGTCGCCGTCGCCCGCCATCACCTTAAACCCGGTATAGAGCTGCTCGCCGAGACTGACCGTGGCACCAAGGCTCTGCGAGAGCCAATACTGATACTCGGCTTTGCCCTGCAACTCGCGTGTCGGGGACCGGAACCATAGATCTGGCATGCCGATACGCGACGATAGATCGATACCGAGATAGTGCCCCGGCACGCCGTTGAGGAGCATCCCGCCCAGCTGTGGGCCAAGGATATCGACCACGTCAGCCTTGAACTGATCCTCAAAGGCCATTGGGTCATCATCATCGCCGAACAGCGCGCCAGCAATCATCATGGCGACGCTGAACCCCATCGTGCCAGTCACACCAGCCATTGCGGTCATCATGCCCATTACGCCGGCGAGCTGGTAGCGCGCCTCACGGCGGGCCTGAGGGGTTTCGCCCTTGAATGACTGATGGATGTCGCGGATGACGCGATACAGCATGTTGATATTGTGCTGACGGAACACTAGAGCGACCTTGGCAAAGTCGTTTTGCAACACCGCTGGCCTCGAGCTGTTGGAGTAGTCGAAGTGCGTCTTCCAAGTCAGGTCGTGGGCCGTGTCGATCGCCTCCGACATATTTTGCCCAGCTTCGCGGGCCATGCGGTAGGCGGCCAGCGCCGTTACCTCACGGTTCCAGACTTCGGCGCGGTGGAACGCCCACGAAATCTTCTCCATGACCTTGGCACGTAGCGGAGTGTATTCCACGCCAGTCTCACCGACGCCGGCGAGATCGTGGCTTTGCGTCCGGTCGATAAGGCCGGATTCGTAGAATGCCTCCATGGCTCTCTTTTCGTCGCCGGTCAGGCGGTCACTGATGACGCTGCCTCGTCCAGCCACGGAATCGGCCGATGCCTTTCCGATCGCCGCTGCTGCACCCTTGAACCCGCCGAACTTGGCCGCCAGCACCGGCAGGCCCAGCATCACGGTTTGCGTCATGTTCACCAGTGCCGCGCCGGGAGATGCAGCCAGGTACCAGACGAATGCGGTGCTGGTCATCGTCTGCGCCACCTTGCTGCCCGTCGGGTTCATCACCCAATCGTGGCGCTTGGAAAGCTCATTGGCCAGCGTCATGGCCTTGGTCTGGTCATCAGCTTCCTTTGCCTGATCCACCGTGTTGTTCACCAGCTCCTGCAGCTCGAGGCCGTATTTCAGACGGGCCATCTGGTGCGCCGCGTGGAACATGTGCGACGAGAACACGCGCAGCGCATCCTTGCTGTAACCAGCGGTGCCTTTGCGATGGATGAAGCGCTTGCGGGTGGACAGGTCCGGCATCGACTCGAGGTAACGCTGCCATATCTGATCCATGACGTCGCCGCCGACATTGGCGCCGCCAAGAATTTCCTCAATTTCAGCGACGATGCGGGGGTCCATGGCCTTTCGCATGTCGCTTCCAGCCTCCATCACACCCACCTCGACCTTGCCGGCCGGGAACTCCTCCCGCAATGCCCTTGCCATCCGATCGCGCTCGGCCACGGTCTCGTGCTTTGAGAAACTGAGGACAGCGCCATCAATGTCACGCACCGTTGCGAAGTACCGCCCGAACCGGCCCAAGGGGAAGTACGGAGGCTGAACGCGGCTCGCCTCAAACGCCACGCGCATGCGTGTCAACCTCGCCTTGGCCGCCCAACGGGATTTGGTCGTTTCGGACTTGTAAGCGCTGGCCGCGTCTTCTTCCGCGTTTTTGCGGTCGATCCCGGTCAGTCCAACATCCTTGATGCGCTGCAGGGTCCGCTTGTACCGGTCCTCTGCGTTGCGTTGCGCGATCTCCTGCGCCTTACGGACATTGTCGAGCAGGATCTCGTCGAGCTGCTCTGCCTGGGCACGATAGGCGTCACGAACGTTCTGGAAAAGCTCCCTGCCCTTCGGCGGCAATGCCATGTACCGTTTGCGGAGATAGTCGTACCCGGCTTTAGCGCGGGTCTCTTCATCGACCTGCGACGGGTCCACCCCGGCAATCGTCGCATCGTGCATCAGGTCCGCCAAGACCTGCGCCTTTGCCTTGTCCTTTCCGGCAAAGCCCAAGCGAGTGTATTTGAGCCATTCCTGCGCCACCGCATCGGCCTCGGCGTGCTTTGTGCCTCTGAACGCATCCATCAACCGCTTGACGCGGAGGTAATCGCCCACCGCCGTCATATTGGACCGCGCCAGTTCGCTGAAATAGTTCAACGGGATGGTTTTCAGTAGAGCGGGCTGCAAATCAGTGAGCTTGCCGCTCAGTTCCTCAACGATACGGGATTGCGTTACTCGCTCGACGCGTCCGGGCTCGCGCTCGGCTCGACGCTCTTTTCCCTGATAATTTGGCGAGCTTGTTTCAGATAGCCCTGCCGGTCCGGATCGCGGGGCGACCACTGGCTCACCGATGCGTGCCAGTCCTTCCACTTCTGCAACGTGTCGAACGTCGCGGGCGGGTCGCCGTGAAATCCCCTGATCGGTGCTGCCTGCTGTGCCATCGCTGATCTGTCCCTTGAGCGCGACCGCCAATTTATCGAGCTTGGCCTCCAAGCCCTCGATGGCGGAAACATCATACTTCGTGTTGCTGGAAATGTCGATAATCCCGGCCTTTTCGGCCAGCAGCGACGGAGCGGCGCTATAAGCAGCATTACCTTCGTCGACGTTGACGACGCCCTGCGCGACCAACGGTCGGAGGAAGGCATCAACCTGCTCAAGCGCGTCTGCCATGGCGCTGCGCCATGTGGCTACCGTTGCGTTCGGGTCCGCAGCAGGGCGCGCTATGGCTTCCGCCTCCGGCGTCAGTGCCGCCCTGATCTGCATGCCGTTCGCACCAAAGGCCCAAACCGAGTGAAGTCCAGGCATTGCGAGCATGGAGATATCGGCGACACTGAGCGGTCCGTTGCTCGGATGGTTGTGGAACACGACCATGCGGCGATCGGGGTTCATCAGGGCGCCGTGCAGCTTATTATTGATCCCGGTCGCGTCTTTCTTCTTCGCGGTACCGAACTCGACGACACTGCCATCGTCATCCACCGCCATAAGATATTCATGCCCATTTTTGCCAAAACGAGCGATGGTGTCCTTAGCCCACTGGAAGATCGCGGTGCTTGCCGGAGCGGCCGGGATGCCCACGGTCTGCAAATCGTTCGACAAGGCGATAACGACTGGATCAGGCCGTTTGTTGGCGATCGGCGCGTCCACCTCGCCCGCTTCAACCTTGACCGCGGGCTTTGCGGTTTTCGGCTGGGGCTTGAGAGCATCGAGCAGCCGGCGATGGCGGGCTGACGTGTCTGCTAGTTCCTGCGCGCCCTCCCACGCACCGATCTGCTTCTGCAGGGCGGGTATCTGGCCCTTGATCTCGGCGACGCGCTCCTTGTCGATCGCGGGCTGGTTAGCCAGGCGCTTCACCGTGTTTGCGATGCGCTGCGCAAGGCCTGCCGCATCGACGTCAGACGCATCATCGACCGGAACGAAATGTTCGCGGCTGCCCTCGAGCGTCACATTGAACGCTCTGCCATAGCCTTGCGGATCGATACCGATCTTGAATCCCGCAAATTCACCGATCTGACGCACACCTTCCTTGTCGATCAGCTCTTTGCGCATCGCTGCGACGATCGCTGCGCCAAAGTCCTTGCGCTTATCGAAGGTCTCGCCATTCACAGTACCGGAGAATTCCTCCGGCACGTTGCGGGCAAGCTCGGCATCGGCTTCCACCGACGGCAAGTCGCGCTGCAGGCGTTCTGTTTCACCCTCAAGCGACTTGATCTTGCCCTTGATGCGGTGCTGTTCCCTGTCATGCTCGACGGACTGGCCCTCGAGCTGGCGCAGCTTGCGCCGCGTATCCATCTCCTCGAGGATCAGCGGATTGCCGGACGCCGCCGCCTTCATCTCGGCTGCATTCGCGGCTTCACCGGCGATGTCCTCGATCTCGCGGGTTTTCATATCACCCTTGCGCACCTGCTGGATGAACCGGGCCTTTGCCTCGATGGTCTGCCACTGGCGCGCGTCGAGCGTGTTTTTGGTGGCATAGCGGAGAATTTCGATTTCGAAGCCGTCCGGATCGGCGGAATACAGTTCGTTACCCTGCCGAATGCCGCGCCCGTCGCGCTGCTCGAGGTCGGATGGCCGCCAAGGTGCATCAAGGTGATGAAGCGCCACAAGGCGGTTCTGGACGTTGGTACCGGCACCCATCTTGGCCGTGGAGCCGAACAGGAACCGGACGCGTCCGGAGCGGACCTTGCCAAACAGCTCCTCTTTCTGCGCTTCCGTGTTGGCGTCGTGGATGAACGCAATCTCGTTTTCGGGAATGCCCCGGTCGATGAGCTTCTGTTTCAGGTCATCATAGACGGAGAACGTGCTTTCCAGCGCGAGGAGTTCGTCGGGGGAAACCTTATCCAGTGCCTCGATCGCTGCCTCATCACCATTGTCGGCCTTTTCCATCAGGTCGCGAAGGCGGGCGGCTTCCGCGGCCTGTGCCTTCTTTGGCGTGGACAGATCGATGAACACAAGCTGGGTGCCGCGCTGATCTTTCGACGCTTTGTAGATCCGCGTCATCTCGTTTGCAGCCCGGTGGACCTTGGACTTGGGATGATCCTGATAGCTGGGGTCGATCAGGCGCATGTCGAGCGCGGCTTTACGCGCGTCCGACATGACCTTAAGCATGTTATCCTTGCCCTTTTCGGCCTTCTTCGGCAGGTTTTCCGCCCGCCACACCAGCGAGCCTTGCGGGAACACGAGATTGCCCGCGTCGTCAGCCTGCCCCTCGCCGATGAATGCCGCCTGATCCGGCGATCGCTCAACGACGACATTGGTAGGCTTGCCGCCCTTCACCTTCGGCAGCGGGAATTTCTTGCCCTGCGCTGCCAGCTGCGCTTTGATGTCGTCATTGGTGATGACGTCGGCAAAGCTGCGGTACCGCTGCATCAGCTCCGGCACGTTGACGAACTTCGCGAACCGGCTGTTGAGCTTGTACTGGCCCGACGGTGACAGTTCCCAATCCGTCACGACCTCGCCGAACACGCGGGCCCAGGCATCGAAATGCGCCACACCCATGGCCCGCAGTGCCTTCTCGTCGAGATAGCGCTGGACGGTGAACATTTCCGCCATGGTGTTGGAGAGCGGCGTGCCACTCAAGAATACCAGGTTGTTGCCGCCGGTCTTTTCCAGCACGAAGCGGGACTTCATATAAAGGTCGGCTGCCTTGGCGCTACCGGCCATGTTGCCGAGACCCGCCACGCGCTGCATCGATGTCGAATAAGCGAGGTTCTTGAACTCGTGCGCCTCGTCGACATAGAGGGCATCGACGCCCAGCTCGTCGAACGTCAGCCCGTCATCCTTCCGGCCGGAATCGAGCAGGCGTTCCATCTTGGCTTTGAGGTTGTCGCGCCATTTCGTGAGCTGTGCGACGTTCCGGCTCTTCTGTCCGGTCTCGCGACGCACCACTGCCAGCGATGCCTCAAGATCGTCCATCTGCTGCTGGATGAACTTGGCCTCATAGTTCGGATCGATGCCGATACGGCCAAAGGAGGAATGCGCGACAATGACCGCGTCCCAATCGCCGGTGGCTATGCGGGCGAAGAGGCGCTTGCGCCGATCCTTCTCGAAATCCTGTTTTGTCGCTGCCAGCACCTTGGCGCCGGGATAGAGGCGCACAAAATCGGCGGCCCACTGGCCTACCAGATGGTTCGGAACGACAAGCATGGGCTTGCGGGCCTGACCGGTGCGCCGCTTCTCCATGATAGACGCAATTGCAGCAAAGGTCTTGCCCGCGCCGACGGTATGATCGGCAAGCGCGGTGCCGCTCTGCAACGTACGCCAGATGAAGTTCTTCTGGCTCGGGCGAAGCTCGATGATGTCATCACCCACCTTGCCCGGGAGCGTCAGGTGTGAGCCGTCGAACTGCTGGATGACGTCGGTATTGAAGGTGTCGTTATAGAGCCGCGCCAGCTCGTCGCGGCGCTCGTCATCTTGCCACAACCACTTGCGCCACTCGGCTTTGACGCGCTCGGCTTTTTCGTTCGCAGCATCGGTCGCGGCCTGATTGACCACGGATTTCCCGTCGGCGGTGCGGTCGTGGATCGTGATGGTCTGACCGTTCAGCACTGCGCTGAGAACGGTGCCGACGCCTGCCCTGTCGGTCCCCCATTGCGTTTGCGCCGCCGGCGTGACCTGCGGGACGGTAATGTCCCATTTCGCGTTGGCAGCGGAATAGAACGCCCGGGGCTTTACAGCGCCCTGCCCAATGTGGCTGACGAAGTCCTCGACGTGGTTGGCGGGCAGCCATGGCGCACCTGGCTTCACATCGATGTCGATCGCTTCAATGTCGGCCGGGATTACATCGCGCAGCGCGTTGACGTTGCGCCGGTACTCCGAATCCTGCTCGACGGCACGCTCTGCCTCGGCAAGCTTCTGCTTCACGTTTCCGGAGAGATACTGGTCGGCAGTCTCATATGCCCCGGTCGGTGTCTTGAACACCAGCGGTCCCAGCTCATCTACGATCGCTTCCACCGGCTTGCCGTAGAGCTGCGACATCGCATCGAGATTGATACGGCCAAAGTCATTCAGAACGGTTGCCAGTGCATCCTTTGCGCTGCTGGCGCTCGTCGGGCGGCGATAAGGCTGCTGGGTGCGGCGGGAGAAAATGGCCGCTTTCTCTGCCGACGGCGCACGGGCCTTCTCGCCCGTTTTCTTCGCCATGGCGGCACTGAGGCCCTTATCGAACGACTGCTCGAGCGCGCTTATCTGCGGCCACGTCGGATCATCGCGGAATAGGCGCTTGTTTGCGTCGGAATTGATAGGACCATGAGACTTTACAAAGCCATCGTACAGACTGTTCAACCTATTTCTGAGGTTGTCAATCTGCTGATCGGTTGCGGTTTCGCTGATTTGAGCGCGCCGCAGCTTGGCAAAGGCATCGCGGACACGGATCATGCCCGAGACGCGTTCCTTTGCCGTCTCGTTGGGGAATGCCACGGCCTGAGACGTCGGCTGCCCGATATGGTCCGCGGTGCGCAGATGAATGGCACCGTCCGGTGCCGCAAACATGGTGCCAACCTGCACGTCATTGACGGTTTCCGGCACGGTGACAGTTTCTGTCACCCTCACCGGCCCCGTATCGCCCATGATGTCCTGCGGCAGCTTCTCGATCGCCTTCGCCAGTTCAGCCGGCGTATCCTGACCTCCGCGCGCCACCAGCGCCGGGTCGTTTGGCCCATACATGGAACCGTAGCCACCGAAGTCACCCAGCATCATGTCTGGATTGGTCGCAAAGTACTTGTTGAGCGGCACAACGTTGCCGTCCTTGCCGCGATAGTCCACCACCTCGAGCCACTCGCTCGATTTCGGGGCGGTGCCGTTCTCACGACGCTGCAGGATGACGATATCGGTCGTGACCTCGGTACCGGCGTTCTTGAGGAATGCGTTGTTCGGCAACCGGATCGCGCCGACGAAATCGGCCTTCTGCTGGATCATGTTGCGTGCCGCGGCGGACTGACCATCGAGGAAGCGATTGGTCACGACCATGGCAAGCACGCCACCCGGGCGCAGCGTTTCGATGGCCTTGGCGAAGAAGAAGTTATGGATGGACAGCTTGTTGAGGTGTGTCCGTTCCTTGTCGTAGAGCCTTTCGGAACCGAACGGCGGGTTGCCGATCGCAAGATCGAAATAGGAATCGGGCACGGTCAGCTTCTCGAAGCCGATCGGGGCCTGAATGTTAGCGTTCGGATAGAGGTTCTTGGCTATCGTGCCCGTGATGCGATCCAGCTCAACGCCAGTGACACGGGATGCACCGCGCAAATCGCCTGGCATCAGGCCAAGGAAGTTACCGGCACCTACGGACGGCTCGAGGATCTGCCCGCCCTTGAAGCCGAGACGCTGGGCAATGGTCCATGCCGCGTCAACGATCTCCGGCGAGGTGTAATGCGCGTTGCGCGTAGAAGACTCGGCGGCGCTGTATTCCTCCTTGGTCAACAGTTCTTTGAGCTGGGCGGCTTCCTTCTCCCAGCCCTTCGTCACGCTGCCATCTTCACGCGGGAATGCGGCCCGCAGGCCGCCCCAGCCTACCCACTTTGCGAGAACCGCTTGTTCGTCGCGGGTCGCAGGCCTGTTCTGCGCCTCGAGCTGCTTCACCAACTCGATTGCGGCTACGTTGGCGCGGAACTTGGCCTTCTGGCCGCCCTCGCCCAAACCGTCGGCATCGCTGATGACGTAATCTATCGGCCGCTGCTGCGCTGGCACCGCGGCGGATTGGACTTTTTCGCCGGTCGATGCTACATTGTCTTTGCCGGTCCTTTGGCCCCATCCGGCATCCAAAGGTTTCTGAGAGGCGGTGCCTGGACTAGCGCCTCTACCGGCAAATTCCCCTCCCCACAGTTCGCTGAGCGTCGCATCGCTCTTTGCTGCGCGCTTGTTCCCTGCCTCGAATGCGGTCAGGAGCCACGTCTTGGCAACGCCGTCAAAATCGAGGCGGACGCCGGCTTGGCCCTTGCCGTCACGAAGCTGAATGCGGCGAGGTGTCGAAAGGTCCTCATCGATATGCAGGCGGTTGATGAAGCCTTGCAGGTCATCCAGCGCTTCCGGATGCCAAGCGATGAGCTTCGCCAAGCCCGCGCCGTTGTGCTGGTTCGTACCGGGCTTACCCCACACCAGATCAATCGGGCCAACATCGGGATGTGAAAGTGCGGCAATGGCATCGCCGGACTGCCGACGCTCAAGCTCGATCGCTGCCTCACGCCACTTGCCCTCATAACCGCGGAGGATCGGCCCGAACGGGCCTTCTTCTACCTGATCTCGACGGTTCTCTGCCCGCTGCGCGCTGCGCTCATCAGATCCTGCGACGTCTGGCTTTGTGCTTCGGTCTGCTGGCTGCCTTCCGGCGGCAGCAAGAGATAGTTCTCCCTGACCATCTGCCACGCCTCGTCCGGCTGAAACCCGTTCTGCTCGAGCTGGTCTGCTTCCAGATACGTCAGTTCCGCTGCCGTCTTCAACGCCTCGTCCAGTATCCCGGCCGATCTCAGCTCCCTGTACCGGTTCGGAAGAAACTCCTTCCAGTGCTGGCGCCCCAGCTCGATCCAGTTGTTCAGGTTCATTGGTCGCTCCGGTGAAGGTGTTGACGTCGGCCGCTTCGACCTCTGCCGCGCTCGACATGCCGTCGAATGCCGTGGCGCGAGGGTCATACTTAACCCCCATATACCACGATTTGAGGTAAGGGCGCGCCCCTTCGCCAAGGTCCGCCAGCATAGCCGAAGCATATGCGGCGAAGGTGCGCGCACCTTTCTCGATGTGGTAGCCGGCAAGTGTTATCCCGGCCTGCAACAGCTCCGGGTCGATGCCGCTGTTCAGCGTATTGCCCGAAAGCTTCTTGCGAAGCAACTCACGCGCTTTTGCCGCAGCATCGTCAGTGAACAGTTTGTTGGCGCTGACGGCGGGTTTTTGTTTTGGCTGGGCCGGGGCAGGCTTTTCGAGCTTCCGGAACGACAGGCCTGCCTTTATTTCGGCATCCAGCTCCTTGCGCGACAACGTAAGCGGCATCCGGCTGCGCGGGGTGGTGAGCGTCACGGCTCCGTCATTGGCGATGCCAGCAACGGTGAATGTCTGACCGCCTTGCATGTCCCGGCCTTCACCGGACGTCTCTACGAGATCGCCGACATCCGCGCCCAACTTGGCAACGATATCTGCATTTCGGTCCGGTTTATTGGTCGGTGCCGGGGTTGTATCGGCGGAACCATTGTTTTTATCTGCGGACGAGGCTCTTTCTCGTGCCTCCGCATCGCGCTTCATGTCCTCGAGGGACACGGCAAACTCCTTGCGGATAGCGTCTGCCAAATCCTTGCCGCGAAGCACGATGCGCTTGTTGCCGTCATCCTTCTCGAGCGTGACGGTTACGACCGGTCCCTTGCGGGTTTCGATCATGTACCGATTGCCGCCCGCACCGCCCTCGCCCCAGCGCTGCTGGATCAGCTCGAGCAGCTCCTTGTTGCTGACGTTGGCCTTCACCGCGTCGGAGATGGGCGTGTCACCGCCATTCACCGCGGCGATGCGGCCCAGCGCATCAGAGATGGCGTCGGCGTCGCTACCCCACACGTCGGTCCACGGGTACGCACTCGGGTCAAGGTCTGTGCCCTTGGCACTCTGCACTGGCGGAGTTGTGCGGTTGCGCTCCAATATCTCAAAGCGCTTCCCACGCTGCACAACCTCATGGGTCTTGCCCATGTTGTTCTTTGCAACGTAGCCGTCCGCCTTTTCCTGCGACGCAAACCATTTCGGCGCGAATGGCTCCGACGTCTTCCCGGATTTCAGCCAGGTCTTGAAATCGCCGAGTGTGGTCCGGCTGATATCGCCCAACCCTTTCCAGTCGGCGGTGTAGTTTTCGAGATAGGCGGCGCGTGCCTGTGCCTCGTTGTCGAAACCGGCCATGACCTTGTGTTCATCAAAACGACCGCGTGCCGGGTCCTTCTGGTCAACGACGAAGACGGGCGAGGAATCGTCCAGCGTCTCGGTACCGGGCCGCACGAATACGTCGATATGGTCCTTGTCCCGGCCGACGGTGCCGCGGATGTAGCCATAATGGCTCTTCATATCGACGGACCAAGCCTTGCCCGAAGAGGACACACCCTTACGCTGCGAGCCTGCCGGGTTCTCGATCGAGATATCGAGGCCACCCAGCTTCAACCGGCCAACCTTATAGTTTCCGGCTTCCTTCTGTGCTGCTGTGGGCTCTGGCAGATCATTCGTTGGAGATGTGGCTGCCTCGTTTGCCGCTGCATCCGCCTGTGCAGCTTCCGCATGGTCGGGGTACACCGCGCCATCGTCCTGACCGATCTCATCGGCGATCGCCCGCATCTTCGCGGACACCTCGTCCTCTCCGGATAGCGTGGCAACATCGTCCACCGCTGCGCGCTGCGCATCACGCACATCCAGCAGCTTCTTCTTGATGCCAGGCGTCATGTTCGCCCACGACGTACGCTCGGGGCGCTTAACGCCCGCCTCTGCGAGAATCCTCTTGCGCTCCGGATCGGTAAGGCCTGTTTCCCACCATTGCGCGCCGTCGTCGGTCGGCTGAACCAGAGGTTCGCCCGCTTCTTTCGCCAGCGCTGCCTGCCGCTGTTTCAACAGCCGGTCATTGACGGCATGCATTTTGACCGGAAGCTTGGATTTGGCCTCTTTCGCGGCGCGCTCGGCGCGGTACCGGTAATCATCGGCCATAGATGCCAGATCGGCGACCTTGATCCCGAACGCATCCGCGAGGCGCTTGCGCTCTGCAGGCAGAACATTATCGATATCGACCTGAGACGTGCCGCCAAGCCGCTTCGCCATGACCTGCTCGCGTGCGAGGTCATAGAGGGCAGCATGATTGTCGTCTGGCAACACGACGGTCTTGTCGCCGATCTTGCGACTGTTCGGGCCAGCATCACCGATTTCGCGCTCAATGGGCGGATTGCGCTCGAGGTCCTGCGCCTCGACCTGCGCGGGGGTAAGGCTGCTGACCTTGAGTGCCGTCGTCGGGACCTGAAACGGATTGCCCTTGTCGTCAACAACAAGCGCCTCATTGCCATCGGCTTCATAGCGCTCGATGCGTGCCGGGAACCGACCAGCCTCCGGGCTATCGACGATGACACGCTGACCTGCCTGTGGCCGTGTTGGCCGTTTATCCGTCGCCGCCATGTCCTCGCTGCGCGGGGGCATCTCCGTCGTCGTCTCGCTGCCCATGGGAGCCAAAGGCTCGAGCGCCGGATCTGCGGACAGCTCCGGCATGCTGTCGTCTGCCTTTTCGGGAAAACGGTAATCGCCAACCGGAGGCGCGATCTCTTTGATGTTGGCGATCGGTACCTGAAACACTTCGCCGCTGCCGGAATCGACGATGATAGCCTCGCCGCCCTCGTAGCCCTCAACGGTGCCCATGAATGGCTCAACGCCTTCCGCCTCAACACGGACCGTCGATTTTGTGGCTGGCCGCCCATCAATCGGGGCACCAGCGTCGGCCGCTGTAGCACGCTCCGCTTCACGCTTCTGCCCATGCTCGGCAGCGCGGCTCAATGGACCACGCCTGACAGGCTCCGGCTCGATAGGTGCGGGTTCAACGGTTGCGGTACCGCCTGCAGGGCGAGCCAAACCGCCAGCACCGCCCATACCGCCGCCCATGGCGCCACCGGCTGCGATGCCAGACGCCACGGATTCGCCGAGACCTTCGGTCAGCTCCTGATCTGGATTGACGCGGCGCATCGCTGCGTTCTCAGCAATGGTCTGGCCTGCGCTCTGCGGTGCCTCCTCAAACAAGCCTTCGGCCACGGCACCACGCGCCATGCCTGTGGCAACACGCCGTGCAACACCACCCTCGACGCCCTCGGCGATGATCTTCGCCAGTGCGCGATCACCCATGCCACCGAATGCACCGGTAACGACGCCAGCGGTGATAAGGGCTTGCGTCTGCGCATCACTGCTGACCGCATCGATGGCCTGCTGTTCCGACATGCCGCTCTCGATGAGCTGTTTGACCGCGTCGGACTGCACGAGCTGCTCGCGCGGCATTTCTGCAATCTTCTGGCGGACTGAATTTGCCGCATCAGCGCCACCCAGCAAGCCCTCGGTGATGCCGCCTGCGAGCGTCGCCGTCTTTGCTGCGGTTGCGGCTGCCACCTCCCTCGATGCGCCCCCGGCTAGCGTGGTGACGAAAGCACCGCGGGCGATGATGCCGGACGGCAACATGCTGGCGACGGTAGATGGACCGCTCTCAGCGATGACGCCGAGATAACTGCGCGGATCGGTCCATGCCGGACCCAGCGTCTTATTTTCGTCGTCCCACCATTTCTTGTCGCGCGCTGCTGCACCCTCTGGCGAAAGCGTTGCGTTCTCGCGGTCGATGCTCTCCTGCCGCTTCTCGGCAACCGTGGTGCCCCCACCAAGCCAACGGTCGATACCGTCCAGCGCGTCGTTGATATACGTGCCGCCCGGGACCTTGTTCAGCAGGAGATTGCCAAGGTTATCGAGCGATTGGCTGGTATTGGCCGCGCCAGCACCCCAACGGCGCACCAAGTCGCCCGCCGTACCGGACGAGCGGTTATCCTTGTCCCACTGCTCCTGCCACGTCGCGAGCTGGCTCTCGGGAACTTCCTGATATCGCCCTGGGGTCTTGGCCTCTAGGCCTGCCAACTGGCTGGCTACGGCATCATTGTTGGCGGAGACATCAGCGACGACGCGCTGCCGTTCCTTGTCGACGGCTGCCTGCGTCTCGGCAGCACGGCGAGCCTCGGCCGCATTGGCTGCATCCTGCTCGAGCGGGTTAGTCTGGCCGGTATACATGCCGAACGGATCGTTTGCCTTAAAGCTTTCGTCCGCCACGATACCTTTCGGCTTCGCCTGCCCCGGGTTCGCTGCGATCTCCTGAAACCATGCTGGTGCTTTTGCGAGGTTCTTGTTGCTCTTGTCGTGCATGAACCATGGCGTACCCTTGCCGGTCTGATCCTTCATGTCGACGTGCAGCATGTCGGGGCTGCTGGTGTAAGTGATGAACCGGCGCGCACCACGCGAATACAGTTCGCGGACGAGCTGGCCTCGCTCGGCCTCGCTCATTCCCTTCATGGAAATATCAGAAGCCGTCCCCGTGGAATGCTCGCCCGGTCCACCAGCCTTCGCAGCCTCGACGCGATGCGACGGCGAACGATAGCCCGAATTAATCGTGAAATCGCGGCCCATGGCCTTCGACGTCTCGGAAAGGATCGAGGCAAACTGCGGATTGATCTTGTCTTGGCCGGCATGCACGAAGTTCAGCTTACCGCCGGTGCCGAGGGGCGCGTCTTCCGGCTCGCGGACGAGGCGGGCCAGCCCCTTGCCGTTCGGATTAGGAACGTTGGACTTCTCTCCCTTGCCCTCATCACCCTGCAGGACGTCGCGGAACTGGCCTTTCGGACCATACAGGCCCAACGGATCCTCTTCGGGTACGAAAGCGCTGGCAGACGACGGCGCAGCTTTCTTCTCACCCTTCGAATTGTAATAGATATGCTCGCCGATCGTCGTCGTCTCTGGCATTGACGCGGCCCAGCTCGGGCTGACAGCCTTGGTGTGGTAGTGATCCGCGCCATTGGTCGGATCGGGACCATCGCTGGTCAGCACGTTGCGAAGGATGCCCTCGGCACGCGCACGCATGGCAGGATCGCGCATCGCCTCGACGGTCTTTGCGCCCGGGCTGGAATAGCCGGTGAACTGATCCGGCTCCCGCACGACGTCGCCGATGGACTTGCCGCGGATGTTCGAGCGATTGCGGATGACATGCGCCACGCCAGCCATGCCCTCGTCACTTTCGCCAGCCGCCTCCGCGATGACTGTGTTTACCGTATCGTCCCAATCGCGCTGAGACATGCCTGCAGGCAGGGAGGAGGCCGTATCGGTCTTGGGAGAAAGCCCCGGCGCTTCGCCACCATAGAGGTTGAGGGGGTCATTCCACTCGGAATTGTCACCGAGGCCGATTACGATGGGCATGCGTGGGCTCCTACGGAAGAAGGATGCCGCACTCATGCGCTGGCTGTTATTCGGTTATAATTGGAGGCGCAGGAAATTGGAAGCTGACGGGATAGAATGCATGCTTGAAATCGACTCGCCTTTTCCGCGCTTTTGAGAGCTACAATCCGCCTGTGGATGTTGCAATGTAACGCCTAGACTCTTCCACGCGCAGGTCCACAATAGTCTCGTAAGTCGCTCGGAATCGTAGGAGAAACACGATGTCGAAACAACTAGCCAACCAGTATTGGGACGTCTACAAGCCGTCCGCCGATTGCAAAGCCGAATATCAGGGCAAGAAGCTTTTCGCTGATCCAGACCGCGCTGTTCCAGATGATGTTCTGCAGAACTTCACGTTGGAGAAAGAGAAAGAACTGTTCTTGATGACGGACCCGCTTCTGCGCGACTACCAGCGGGTAGCGGTACACGGATACGTACTCTCTCCGAGCGGGGCATGACCGTAAAGCGTGCATCTCTCAGGTGGCGCGTCGATCACGTTTGCGCCACCTCTTTTATGGTGTGACAAAATACGCCGTTTTGCAGGAAGACATCATGCAACTGACCATATTCCAGATTGAAGCAATCAGAGGCTGGGCAAGGCATGAGCCTCTGATTTCAGAGGTTTATCTGTTTGGCAGCAGAGCGAAAGGCAAAGCCACCGAGGCAAGCGACACGGATATAGCCCTGCGTTTCACTGTCGACAACTCTGCTGTGACCGGTGTTTTCAGGCTGAATGGCGAACGCTGGCAAAACGAACTTGCATCGTTGACAGGCCTGGACATCTCGCTCTCGCATCTGGCTGGCAAAGACATCACGCCGAAGCACGAACAAGCCGTTGCAGATCACGGCGTGAAGCTTTTCAGCCGCCAATGACCGACAAATACCAGCCCAAATACCAGTGGAAGCGGACGCAGATCGACGAGAAAGACCCGCCGACGGACTTTGATTGGATCGGCTACGACGGCGATGGCGCTGTCGGGCGGGTGCGCAAGGAGCATCATGGCCCGATCAAAGGCAAGTGGCAGTGGGCTGGCTGGACGCCTCGTGGCTTCAAAGGCTCACCGATAACGCCAAACCTTGGCTACGCAGCGTCCTGCCGACTAGCAATGCAGCAGTGCGAGCAGTATTGGGACGCGATTAAAGCGCTACGGTCTGACTAGGCCAAGACGAGGCACAAGCCCCTCGATGATAACGCAACGTTGCAGCCACGCTACATCAGTGGTAGGCGGCGCAGCGGCCCCGAAGGCAGGGGAAAATGAGAACTTCGAGTTCGCATCGTTGTTGACTGGATCACATGGGATAGCGCCATAAACGATCGGCATCCATCCGCCGACGTTCTTGCCTGATTGCTGATCCCACAACAATGCACCGCCCGAGTATGAACGGAAACCGCCGTTCGCTTGTGTGGCAAAGGCTGTAAATGGTGTCTTTTGCAACGGATTGCCCTTGACGAGCATGATCGCCGTTACCGTTTTACCTGCCATAGAAGCCCGTTCAGTGGCATCAAACCCGTTCGACAGGTTAGAGAAGTTCCCATTAGCTGCGGCAGGCTTGCACTGCGCCGAGTAAGCCGCGCCTGATCCAGCGAAGATATTGGCCGGGTCAGTGTCCTTAAGGACGGTGTTCCCCGCTACGTTGGTGAAGTTCACAGGCACCGTGCTCGGCCAGTTTGATAAGTCACCATTGACGAAGAGATTTGAACCGATAGGCAGCTCCATCCAGCTGACCGTCGAAAACTCGCCCTTCTTCGCGCGCTTATACTCCGACATGAGGGCGTCGGCAACGATCTGCGCGCCGCTCGAGTTTCCTGACGTGTCGGACGGGTGAATGTTGTCGCGGTAGAACGTGGGGTTCTTGTTGCCAGCGATGAATTTCTGATAACTGTCCACCAGCGTGAGCGACGGAAAAACGGATGCCACACCCATGATCGCATTGTAGACCTTGGTGTAGCTGGCGTCGTCTCGCCACGGGTTCTGTGTGGTTATAGCCTGCGGAACGCCCTGCCACTGCCAGCTGATCATGCCGATTACCGACCAGAACAACCCGCGCCCAATGGCCAGATCGTTGCCCGGGGTTTCGAACGACTGCATGTTGTGACCGTGGTGGGTGATGGCGAGATCAGGCTTCGGGATCGCGTCGATTGCGGTGGGCTTGCGTGATGCCTCGAACATGCAACCCCCGACCTGACCGGGGAGAGCAGCGAGGTAGACAGTCAACGTGCCGCGCGTGCCGGTGCGAAGGGTGACGGGCGCGGAATATTGCTTGGGGCCGGTCGCAGCCGATACATCCCATTCCGCCCAGCGATAGAGCCGCACGGTGTAGTCATGCAGGTCGCCGAGAGCGAGCGGAAACTTGTAGAACGGACCATAGTCGGAATAGCCGGTACTGTCGGCGTTAATGAAGACAACTGCATCTTGTCCTGCGTCCATCTTGGCGCGCAACGGACTAAAGGCGCTCAATGAGAGCCCCCGCCCGCTGGCTTTCCCCAAGGATTGAGCAAGCCCTTTCAGCCTGTTGAGTTTACGCAGGCGCCGCATGGACATCAGGCAACCACCCAAGAAAGCTTATCGCCTGGCTTCACATAAAGGTCGTGGGGTGCGTTGGCCGCCAAAAGCGCATGACGCGGGCTAGCTGCTGCGTTCGGCGCAATGGCGTGCGACACATAGATGTCTACAGTGTTAGTCACGCGGAATACCGGTATCATGCCGTTGATATCCGGCGCGGCTTTCGTCGTGGGGGTGTTGGCTGCGGGTTCTTCGGACCACTGCGGATCCTTGAAGAGCGGCTGCTTGTCCTTGGCGTTACCGTCGCCACCGGCGTAACCACAGATCACATGCACTTGCGGGAGAGCCATTCGCTATATCCTTTTGCGAAGGGCACTCATGCGCCTGTTGATCAGCGCAATATACCGGATTTTTCGGAGTTCTCTAGTCCCGCTTGATGATCAAGCAGCCATCGCGCCTATGATGGCAAGGAAGTGTGGTCGCTGATGGCCGTCAATGACGATTCTGCGTCCGCCCTTAAGGGTAACGATGACGTCCCAGCCGCAATCATCGACGGTTGAGACATCATCTATCGCAAAAAACTGCTGGGCGGATGGTCGATAAAATTTTGGCGGTGACTTCCGACCAGTCATCGCCGCACCCCGGAAATCCTGTAGAGAAAGTTGGCGGCGGCTATGACGGCACTGTAAAACTTCCGTTTCATGTCGCGCCTCTACACACCGAGAAGGCTAGCAAGGCGGCGCAACTCCCCTTTTGCCTCCTCAATGACAGAAACAGTATCGTCAGCACGATCAGCCAGCGCTGGAATGATACCGTCCGGGAGGTCGATTGAGCCTCCCCTGCTATTCGCCGGTACCGAACCCGCAATAGAGGCGACCATGCTCATGGTCTGGTGGGCAAGCTCTACGGCCTCGTTCAACGCGTTTTCGACGCGGTTGATCGGGGTAGCTACAACGGCGACACACGCGTCAGCGCGATAATCTCTGGTGGTGTTCATAGATTTTCCCTCGGTTAAAACTGATCCATTGCCGCCTGCCGGCGGGTAAGCGCCAGCAATCCTTCGTCGTCACGCTTCTGGATGGTGATTGGCCCCAGCGGCGTCTCGAAACCGAGGCGCACGCTGCGCCCCGATCTCTCTTCGACGTGGATCGTGCCCACGCCCTCGATTTTCACTGTGTCACCAACCTTGACGACAAGTCTCAGCATCGCCGCTCCTACTCAGCCAGGTAACGTTCGCGCTTCTCATCGCTGAGCTTCGCGAGTTCCTGCTCGTATTTCTCGACGTCAGCGTTGGCGAGACGATCCAACCACGCGAACTCACCGCCGCCATCGGTATCGTTCGCGTCAGCGGCCGGCACGGTGCCCAAAGTTGGGACAACTTCCCGTGCAGCCGCGGCTGCCTTTGGCTTGGCCTGCGCAGCGGGCTTTGCCCCGTAGGCTTTGGCGACCTGTTCAGAAATATTCTGATGCGCCCGTTCCAGTATCGCTGGATTGAAGGGGTTGTTCGATTGCATCTGCAACTGCTTCACTTCCGCATCCAACAAGTGGTGAAGCACAGAGCCAGGCTTATATTCAGGGTGTTCCGACAAGAATGTGGGGATCGTGACGTCACGATACTCGATGATCGCGGTATTACGAGCCACATTCGAGCTGATGCGCTGTTCCTTCAACGCGTCGAGCTGGGCGTCGATCTTGCGCATCTCGGCGCGGAATTCCTTACCGGTAAATTCGCCGTCGTCGAACTTGTCGGTTAATTCGTCCTTCTGCTTCTCAAGCGCGTCGATCTGCTCGGGCACTTTAGGATCAAGCACCCAAGAAGGACGCTTGTCGCCCTCGAGCGGTTTGGGCTCAGCGGCAGCGCTGGCCGCCGCGTTTTTGTCAACGCCGGAGGCAGCCGCTTCGGCTGCTGCTGCATCCGCTGCCGCCTTGGCCTCAGCGTCTTGCTTGGCTTTCGACGCGGCATCGGCTGCCGTATCAGCGCCCTCGGCACCGGCGTCGTCTTCATCGTCGCCTTCGGCGGCATCCGGCTTGTCTTTGCCTTCCTGACCCGCGCCCTCGCCCGTTTTATCATCAGCGGCAGCGGCCGCATCATCGTCAGCGTCGGTACCGTCCTCGAGGCCTTCATCCACAGTGTCATCGTCGAGCAGGCCTTCTCGCTCCTCGTCGGTCAGCATTTCCAGTTCTGCGGCATTCGGTTTGCCTGCCATGATCGATACCTCTCGTCAGCCCAGGCCGATAGCCATGGGGTCTTGTTGCTGTTGGGGTTGTTGCTGGACTTGCTGGGCCGCTTGCGCCTGCTGGGCCTGCACTGCGGCTGCCATGGTCTCTTCGTCTTCGGTGCGGGAGACGAAGCCGGATTCGTGCAGGATGACGTCTGCCACGTCGGTGATGCCAGGCGCCATGATTGCCATGCTGGCGGACTCGAGGGCGGAACGCTGGCTGCCGACGTTGGCGGAGACAGTCCGGGCCTGCATATCTGCGGCCTGCGCCTCGTTCTTGGCGGCTTCCGAGGTCAGCTTGCGGAGCTGGGCCATCATGGTTTGCATGGCGAGCTGCTGCTGCTGCGCCGCTGCCTGCTCTTTGGCCTGATCTTCCGGCGACGGCGCGGTATCGTCCGCGTCGGGGTCTTTCATGCCCGTGACCTGCCGGATGCGCTTCACGATTTCCTCGCGCTGCGGGATATCCATCGCCTCGACGACAAGGTCCATAAGGACAATAGCGATCTGCGGATTGACGGGAGCGAGAGTGGTGAGCAACTCGAGCAAGGATTCGACCTGCGCTTGCCGAACCGATGCGCGCCAATCGTCCTCGTCGATGACATAGTCGGCTTTGGTCCGAACGATGCTGTTTTCAGGAAGGCCGTCGTTGACGGTGATGTATTCAGGGCTGCCACGCATATTGGTGATGCGGAACTGCTTTTCCTCGGACATGAACTGCTCGATGTTCGCCAGTTCCTTCTCGCCCCTGATTTGCTGGGCCAGACGATAATTGTCGAACAGCTTGGCGGTGGCGAGGGCGCCCTGCTCCTGCCGCGCCTGAATTGCGATGCCTGAGACGGCGTTGGTGCTGCGGCCAAGGTTCTCGTCCGTGACGCCGCCGACCTGCTGCACCATGTTGATGTTCCGCGACATCAGCTCGAGGTGCCACTGGCCGAGTTCGCGATCGACGTCGAACTTTAAAGTTTTGTTCGTGTTCACCTCGATGATTGCATCGGGCTGGGCCATCTCTTCCCGCAGTTCCTCGATGTCATCGACAGCTCCCTTGTCCATAACAACTTTGTTCGTCGACAGGATGTGAAGGGCTTTGGCGGCGCGCTTGTTGATGTCGCTCTGTATGTCGCGGATGTTTCGAACCAGCCCGTAAGGCATCCCGTCGCGATCTCGGCGCTTGTTCCAGATCGGTGTGAACGGGAAACGATTGTGCCGGTAAGGCGAAGGTGAGAGCCAGAGCATGCCGGCGGTGGTGAAAAGCGCGACGTACATCCTCATAGTCGGACGCTTGACGACTTCGCCATCGCCTTCCTCGACCGCATCAAGGTGCCCCGGGCTTGCCGGGTCGTAGAGTTCACCAGCGAAGGTGCCGCCCGTAATCTTGTCCGCCGTTACCGGCATCTTGAACCACATTTCAATGATGCGGATGCGTCTGCGCTGATATCCTGTGACGCGATCGGCGATATAGGTGCCATCGCCCCTACCCTGATTTTCCATTTCAGGGCCGTCCATCGGCTCATCGCCGTAGGAATCGACCATTGCGAAATTATCGCTGTCATCGACGCTGCGCTCGAGCAGCGACTTTCGCTTGGGGAACATCGCCTGGGCAACATCGAGGTCCACCCATTTTGTCCGGATCACGTAGCGTGAATCGGTCAAATCCATTTCAACAGCTGCGCTGTCCCAAAGCATGTTGCGCCACGATTCATAACGGGTGAACAGCGGCTCGCCCTCGTCGTCGCCCTGATACCCGTCCTCGACCCAGCCCAGCCCAACCTTGGCAGCATCTTCGAAAGCTCGGCTGACGTGGAACTTCGTCTTGTTGACATCAGCCAGGTACTTGAGAAGCTCCGATTTGCGCTGCGCCGGCTTGCCGTCTTCTTTTCGGCGCGGCAGCACCTTGAAATCGGTGCGCGACCGCTTCTCGGTACCGATAACCCAATCGATCGTGGTTGCGGTGACGTTGAAAACCAGCGGGACTTGGCCTCGGGCCTTTAGCGTCGCGGCCTGCTCGTCGGTCCACTGGATATTGTCGTAAAAGTCCGCATCGATTGCCATATCTCGGCGGCTGTCGAACTGGCGATCAAGCTCACGGGTGTAGTAGTTTAACAGCCGGTGATGAAGGGCGACATTCTTGTTACTATCGAGGCTGTTGCCCCGCTGCGGACGGCTCAACGCTGGTGTGTCGGAAGGGATAGGCGATTCATATCGCTTCTTCTTGACCGATCCGTCATCAGCGTTGAGATCGAACATTCTATTCCCTTATTTCAGCTTCGACGGTGCGCCCGGTATTGGGGTCGCGCATGGTGATCTCGGCCACGGTCTGCTGATCGGGATTTTGGTATGGGGGAATAGACAGGAGGTCGCCGAGATGGTCCTGAATGAACATCGCGAGACGGATGACTGTGCGCTTGTCGTGTGAAGCTAGGCCGAGAATTTCTGCGAATTGGTGAGCTGTGTGTGCAGCTTGGATAGGGTCGCCGACGTCCTCAGACCAGATCCACGCTTTGTCAATCGTGACAACGCATGGCATCAGCCTGTCGTCATATTCCCTATCCGCTGGAATAATCACCATACACGGCCGGAATCGCTGTTCCAGCCGTAGCCAAGTGCCAATAGCTATAATGCCGCCGCGGCGTTTAGTCCAGACGCGCTTCGTCAGGTCAAGATCAGGTGTGTTCATGATGGGCCTCGTTGTGGGTTAAAGGGTCATGGGGTCGCGCGACCTGCGCCGCGAGCCGGATGAAGACGATGATGAGACGTGGTACCCGCACAGCCGGCGGACCTCTTCGCGGTACTGCGCCTTCTGGCGCAGAGCGTCGGCACCGTGCTGGTGGCCGTTCTTCTTCGGCAAGTCTGACCAAACACCCATGTTGGTGTTCCAAGACTTGCGGTAATTATCGAGATGGAGGATGCCCTTGGCGCAGTTCTGCTCGTCGATCAGGTAATTGACGAAATCATCCTTGAGCGCCGGGATGCCGATCGCCATCAGGTCAGGCGTTACCGGCACGATGTGCACATTTCTAAGGCCCAGCCCTTCCAGCATCTCCTTCGGCGTCTCGATGACGACGCGGCCGGGGCGGCGATGGTCGCCGTCGTGGGGCAGGAAATGGTGGCCCCACACGTAGCCAAACTTGTTCATCTCGCCGATGACGTAGCTGTAAGCCTCGCTGCTGCACTCGAAGTAGTTGATGAAGTGGTCCATGAGGCCGACCGCCTGATGAAACCAGATCGCGATATCGTCATTAACGCCAAGGTCCCAAAAGGTGTTGACCGGGATCTCGGGACGGTAAGGCACGCGTGTGATGCGGCCTTGGCTGCGCGCGATGGTCATTTGCTTGGCGAGGATAACGCCCTCGGTGGAAACCTTGAACGCTTCATCGACGGTGGAAGGATATTCCTGCCACATCATCTCGTCTTCGTCGGAATAGTCGTTCAGACGGGTGGCGACGTACCAGGCGCGCTTCCGGAGAGAGATTGGACGGCCAATCTCGCGCTCCAGCTCATCAAAATACTTGTCATCTTTCGGTGTGATAATGACGTCGTCGGGGTTATCGAGCTCGTACTCATCTGCGTCCCACCAAGAGGCGAAATGCAGCCTGTATTGCAACCGCGTCAGCTTCTTCTTCGCCTCTGCGTTGGCTTTCGCCTCCATCACCATTTTGTAGTAGTGGCCGTCGCGTCCCTTGGCTGTGCTCTCGATGAACACTATGCCTTGTCCGGCAGCGGCTAGAGCACCGGTGACGATCTTGTTGGCCTTCAATGGAGATTCGAAGCAAATGATGCCGAACTCGGAGACGTGGAGCCAGTTCAGCGTGTCACCGCGGGCCGAGGTGGAAACCTGAATTGAGGACCCGTTTGTGAAAATCTTCTCTTCTGTGTTGTCGACAACGATGCCGACCTCATTTCGAATAAACTCCGGCAGTCGGTTGTACGCAAACTCGACCTTGTTGCGCATGATCTTGATAGCGGTGAACTGATCCTGCGCGATAATCGCAGCACGCTGGTTCGGATTGAACAGGCAGGCGTCGAGGATCAAGAGCTGAATGACGGTGGAGAAGCCGCGCTGGCGAGCCTTTGGCACGATGTTCCTGTGCCAGATCCGTTTTAGAAATTTCTCCTGCGCCTCGTTGGGCCGGAAAAGAACCGTCTGATTGTGCTTGTCGAGGATGTAATAGAGGTTGCGAAGCCGCCACTGAGCGTCCTTGAGCTTTTCAAGGAAGTCTTCCTCAGTCATGCCGCGGAGATGCTCATACATTACGCGTCTTCGCCCTCGCTGCCCTCATCATCATCTGTGGGCCTGATCGCGTTTGGGGCAGCATCGTCCGATGCGTCGTCAACAGGCGTGAATGTGCTGGGCCCCAGCTTAGAGAGGAAGTTCCCCAGCGGACTGCCTTTCTCGACGTCGTGTTTCAGGTTCTTGGTGTCGCGCCAGTCGGTGCCCTTGCGGTTCTTGAGCCAGAAAATGGCAGCGGTGGTATCGGGCGGGACATGCTCCATCGTCTCGACGCGTTGCACCACGCCGCCGGCGGTAACGATCTTCTCGCTGTCGAAGGTGTAACCCGTAGCGCGACGGTAGAGGCTCTGCTCGACGATCTTGTCAGCGTCTTCCTTGCCGACCTCAAGCGCCTCTGCAAACTCGGGATGCTCGATCTTCCAGCGGTGCAGGGTTCGGATGTTGCAGCCCAGGGCGTTGGCGATGTCCATGTCGATCGCTCCAAGCCGTGCCATGGCTTTCGCCACATCGACGAACTTGTCATCCCACAGCGATGGGCGGCCCACGCCACGAGGGTCGCGGTAAAACGCCTTGTCGAACGCGGGATGCTCCTCACGCCACCAAGCCATCTCTTCCATGTCGCAGCCCAGCGCTTCCGCGATTTCCTCATCGGTGGCGCCATACTCGACGAGCTTCTTGGCCGTGGCGACAAACCGATCGTCCCAAGCCGCACCGTGCTTGACCTCTGGCGTCACAGCCTCGGCCGGGTTCGGTTTTTTCTTGCGGGTTTTCTTCGGCTTTGGGGCGTCAACGCCGCCCTTCACGGCCTTGCGAGGTGGGCGCGTCATCGGCCACCTCCCCGTCGCGACCGGCCAGCGGCAAGCGCTGCAACGGCACCGGTTCCGGTTCGGCGATCAAGGCTGTCGATGAGACGATTGGGGGCCAACGGTCGATAGGGCGGATCGGCAGAGATAAACCGGTCCACCACCTCTCCCGGCAACTGCCTATCCTCATCTACCGAAGAGTAATTATTATTCTTATATGGCTCTGGTACTGGTATTACACCGCAATTGTTCAGCAATTGCTTGACAGTGGCATTGTTTTTATTGGGCTTTTCCGGCTTTTCGGACGGATTATCTTTGCGTTTCGATCCGTTTTCAGCGCGTTTTCGCGAGATTTTCAGCGCGTTTCCGATTTCCTGTTCGGCCCGGTGATTGCTGATTTTGCCGTCCGGTGTGATGTAGATTTTGCGCAGATCGAGCAGTTCAGCGAGCAACGCGCGAGCTTTCCTGAGGGAGCAATTCCAAGCTCCAGCGAGCCAACGTTCGTTGTTGTCGATCGGGCCGCCCTCGTCATAGATCAGGTCAAGAATGGTCGTGTATGCCCCGCGCTGCTCGAGCGTGAGCTTGCGATAGCCCTGAAGGGCGTCGCCCTGATATCGGCGGTGATAGGGCATGGTACGGCGGCTCATGCTGTCGTTCCTTCAAATGGTAGTGAAAGCGGCTCCTGCGCCGGCTGGGAGGCGGCGGCAGGCTGATCGGGGTAGATGGGTGCATCGGCCTCGGCGAAAGCGCGCTGGCGCAGCTGTCGGCACACGGCGTGGGTGACTTCCTTGCCGGTGAGGTTCCAAGCCAGGTCGCGGATCATCGTCGGCCTTATTGATCTCGACGAACACGAGATGCGATGCCGCCAGCACTCGGCTTGCAGCTCGGCGGCCCAAAGCATCTCGAGCATGGAGGTGGCGCGGGGGATTCGGGATAGGTCCTTGAAGCGATCAAATGACCATGCGTCGTCGTTGCGGCCATGCACGAAATCGCTTTTCTCAGGCTTGGGATAGCGCCAGACATGGGCGCGATAGCTAAACCGCCTTCCGAAGAACAGCGGATGGTTCAAATGCCTCTCTGCCGGAACGTCATCGCGCCAATATGGATCTCGGAAGTCCGCGAAATGCTTCTCGTGCGCCGCGACGATGACGAAGTGGGAAACCTCGTTAAACGCCTTCCACTGCTCCTCAAGGCGTTTCAGCACGTCCTTGCGGGATTTGATCTCCACCGCCACGATATGCTCGGTGCCAATCGCCGCGACGTCGATCCTGTTTGTGCCCTGCCCCGCGACGTTCAGCTCGTGCACGATGCGGGCACCGGGCATAAGCTGGCGAAGGCGGCTGACGACGGCGTTGCGGATTTCTTGTTCGTCGAAGGAGCGCGTCATGACTTGCCCTCCAGATACATCTCGAGCGCGAGCGGCAGGCTTTCCAGCGCAGCGTTATAGCCCTCGCGGTACCCTTCGGGCTTGGTGTCAAAAACGTTGTCCGATTTGAAAAGCTCAGGCGTGATGGTCCATTCCTTGGCGCACCACGCGGCGAACTGCTCGATTTCGTTCTGCACCAGATCGGCAACGGCCTGTTGGAGCTTGCTCGTCATGGCTGCCCCCTGCTGACCTGCTGGGCCCACACGACGGCATCATCGACGCTGTGAAGCGTGACGACGGCCGATCCGCGCCAGGCATCGGCGAAGGCCTGCTGATTATCGTTCAGCGCAGCGCCGTAGCCTTTGCGGCCTGATTTGAACTCGACGACATGGGTGATGCCGCGATAGCCGACAATCGCGTCGGTGGGCTCGTGCAGGAGAAAGACGCTCATGCCGAACGCCTCGAGCGTTTTAACGATGTCCGGCTCGGCAGCGTCACGCTTGGCGTTTCGGCGCGCCATGGTGACGCGCTTCTTCGCCTTGGTGTTTTTCCGGTAGGTTGAGGCTGGGAGGCGTGTCACGCGAAACACTCCTCATTGTCTACGGCACCGCAAGGAGTACGCCTGCGCGACCTCCTATCCAGCCCCGCCACATCCCCGCCAGCCTCCACGAGGGCCCGCAGCTCTGACCATGGATATCGCAGGAATGAACCGAACCCCAGCGCCTCCATGCGATCAGGGAAATCGTCATCCGGCGTATCGAGCATCTGCCGCTCTAATTGTGGAAGGCCAAACTGGAAGCACAGACGACAATTGCTATCGACGTCGGCAGGAAGATTGAACGGTTGCGCGCGCCAAAAACCGAGAACCATCGGCTTGGTTACGCCGGCCGCTACGAGTGGCATCCAGATTGTCTCACGCGGCTGATCATCCTGTTCGTGACGATGAGGTTCATCCGCTCGAATGCCCAGCGTCTTGGTCCAGCTCGACCATCCGGAGGCAACAAGCATCCGTCGCGCCGCCCGAACCTTGAGCTGCTCGGTGCAAATGCGCTTTCTACCGTTTGGGGTGAACCGCTTGTGGCGGATCATCGCCTCGAAAGGCTCACCGGCCCGCGCTGCGCTGTTGTGATTGACGATCTCAAACCACGGTTTGGACGCCGAGTACTGGACCCACGTAATCGGCACCGCCCAGCGCTGCCCTATTTGCTGCACGAAATCTAACGTGCGGGGATCTTCACGCCCAGTGTTGGCGAAGACGACACGGACCCGTTCCGGCAAGTCGCCGTTCTGTTCCAGCAATCGATGCAGCAGATAGGCAGAGGTCCGCCCCCCGCTCAAGGTGATATGAACATTGCCAGCAGGGAGTGCGAAAGGAGACGTCATTCTGCCGCCTCCAGATGATGGAGAAGCGGAAGCGCACGGCGCTGCAAGCGCTCAAAGCAAACGGGATTGAGCCAGAGGACCTCTATCCGCTTTGCTGCGCCGTCTGCGAATGCGTTCCTCTCAATTCGGTGCCAGCCGGCAAGCGAATCGTTATAGAGCGTCGACGGGTATCCCGAGAGAACGACCATACCCTTGAGGTTTCGCAGATAAGAAAGAAGATCAGCGTGATCGCCCGTCGTCAGCTCGAACCTGTACGAGTGATAAGAAGCCCCACCTTTGCGGGATTTCTTTGATCGGGTCTCCGGGAGATAGGGCGGATCGACGTAGTGAAGTGTCTCGTCACTGTCATGACGGGACATGATTTCGGTTGCCGGTCTGTTCTCAATCACAACGTCGCGGAGGCGCTCTATGGTCGCGGAGAGCTTCGCGGGATAGTTGCGCCAATCCTTTTCCGGGGACCGGCAAGATTGAGGGCTCTGCGCGCGGAAACCTGTGGTGCCGCTGGTGTGCGCCGAATCCGACCCAAACCCCATGTAGGATCGGACGATTAGCCGCCGTGCCCTCTCAATCAGACAATCCGTTGCCTCGTAGGATAGGTCAAATTCCTCACGCGCAAACGGCGTCAACTCGAGGAGACGCACGAGTTCGGCGGCTTGCGCCCGGTTGCGAAGGACGCGGAATAGGGACACAACTTCACCATCCAGATCGTTGTAGATCTCGGAAAAGACGGTCTTCTTCCTGAGCAGCACCGACGCGGCACCGCCAAAAGGTTCAACGTAGATCCTATGCCGCGGGAAATGTGAAATAATCCACGGCGCAAGGAGCCATTTTCCGCCATGCCAGCGTAACACCGGACGAGATGGAGCGTTCATGCCGCACCGCCTTTCGCCTTGCTGTAATGGGCGCACGCCGGACTTTCAAAGATGACGGTGGAGGTTCGCGTCTGGTGAAGCCTTGCCACCTGCCCGTCGATGTAGCTGACCGCCCAATGCTCGCCGTGCCGTGCGAATATCTCGGAGGCCTGCGCGCCGACCCGCGCGAGCAACATAAGCGGGCAACGCAGGAGCCAGTCCTGCCGCTCTTCCTTCGTCGCCTTATCCAGCAGCTCGATCAGCGGCATGTCGTTTGGCGGTACCGGCACCGGCTGCAATTTTGCAGCGGCGAGGAACTCGTTGAACTTATCGGAAACGGCTTGCTTGGCCTTCTCCTCAGAGGTGGCCCGGCCGTCGGCTGGGTTCCTCGTCGGCCCGACCCAAACGCGGTACCGGTAGTAATGCCCGGACGCTGAACGGAACACGGCGCCAACGTCTATATCGCCACACATGGCGAGGATTCGGTGTTGCTCTTCTTTCCAGACGATCATGCCGTCTTCCTCCGCCGGAGGGCGTCACGCTCGGCCCGAGAGCCGATGCCGATCGACATTTTCCGGTGACAGGGGCAGTACGATTCCTGTTGGTCGGTCGCAGCGCCGCAGAACAGAGTGTTTTCGCGATCGCCCTCTACCGGCCACCGGCACTCGTTGCTCTTGAGCAGATAAAGCTCGAGGTATTTCGGCTCAGGCGCGATCGAAGGCTGTTCCAGCACGGGCGGCGTCGCGGCAGGCTTTACCATGACAGGCTGCGCGAAATGGCCACCGCTGCGCAAAAGCAGGCTGGAAGGCTTTTTGGGCTTGGCCGATGGGACCGCGGCTGGCTTCGTCTGCTGCTTGGGAGCCGAGATTTCCGATTTCGGCTTCAAATACCGGTTTGGGGTGCCGGTCAGCGGCACATCGACGAGCTTGGGACCGTGGCGGTTGTAGTGCGAGATAACGGCGTTGCGCGATATGGTGACGCGGAACTGCTGCGAAAGCGCGTGCGCAATCTCTTTCCCGGTTCCCTTGGTTTTAGGGTAGATGGCAATGATGGCGGCGCAACGCTCGTCGGCGTTCAGGTTCTTCCATTCCTGATGCATGGCTCACTCCATCCCGAGAGCGGCCATGTACGTCTGGAGGATGGTTTCCTCCTCGATACGTTCGTTCGCGTCCTTCTTGCGAAGCCGGATGATGGTACGGATCGCCTTGGTGTCGTAGCCCCGGCCCTTCGCCTCGCCCATCACGTCCTTGATATCGTCGGAGATCGCCGACTTCTCTTCCTCGAGTCGCTCGACGCGCTCGATGAACTGGCGTAGCTCGGCCGCGGCAACGGTTTCCACCGTCGTCTCTCCGGTTTCGTCACGGGAGAAAGCTTCGCGCTGACCGGTCTGCGGCGGATTGTGCGCCTTTCCGATCGCTGCGTTGGTGACGGCACGAGCCGCGTTCTTCATGTTGCCCTGGGCAAGTTCGCTGGAAATACTCAACTGTCGGCTCCTTCTAAGCTTTGCAGCGTGTCGCGCCGCGCCGATGCCCGCCGGTTCAGCCGGTGGGCTTTCTGTTTCATTTCATTGTCGGAAAGGACCCTGAGCTTGCCGTTGCCACGGCACCGCGGGGTGAAGATCGTGACGACGACACCTCCGGGCTGGGCGATACGAGCGGCGAAGTGGTGGTTGTCGAACGACGTGAGGCCAAACTGCGCCGCGGTCGAAAGCCCCTTGGTCCAGATCAGCGAACGCACCTCGTCGATAGACATGCCGGCAGCGGTGGCATGGGCATGCGCCCTCGCCTTTTCACTCTCAAATTCTTCCGAAACATCGATGTGCAAAATGCGCTGCACGTACCGCGCGACGGCGTGAAAGCTCACCCGTTCAGGATCATCCGCCGCTCTCGGTTGCATTACCGCTCCCTTTTTTCAGGAGGTCGCGGGCCTTCAACAGCGCAGCGAGATGGAGGCGCTGTGTCGCGATATCGGCAGCGGGACGAGCATTGCGGCCCTGCGAATTGGTGTCTATCCACCAGATCTTGCTGCGGGCCATCTTGTCGAGATGGTCAAGAATTGACTGATCCGACATTTCGATGTCGCGCGCCGCGGCCATCTTTTCTTTGATCAAACGTTCTTCGGTGGCTTTAGCCAGGCTATCGACCGAGGTACGGGGCAGCCGATAGTTCATCAGGCCACCTCGTCGAACTTGTCGCGCTCGCGCTGGAGCATTTCTATCTGCGCGTCGATCTCACGACGGCGCTGCTTCTGGACCGCCTCTTCCACCCAGCTCGGCGCCCGTGGCATCGAGGCTGCGAGGAGAGCTGGGCCGAACACGGCGATAAGGATCGAGAAATGCTGCACCGACGGCTGGGACCGCCGATGCAGCCAGTTCTCTACGCTGGCTGCCGGAATCCCCGTCTTCGCCTCGACGTGGTACGTCGTGGCCCGGGGAAACTTCTTGCGCAGCCAGTCAATCAGGCCACCAACATCGAACAGAGTTGATGGGCCTGCCCCGCAACGTTGCGGGTTTTTCCCTGCGGAAACGAGACGCTGTGGCGTGACATTGTCAAAGCGTCGGGGGTCCTCTTCGGAGAAACCGAGAACGCCTCGATCGGTGCGAGCGAAAGAGGCAGAGGTATGCGTGGGCTGGGCAATCAGGCGAAAGGAGTTGCGGATAGTGATCGCGATCATGGCCAGCCACGCGGGCCGCAGGGGTGCGGAACGGCGGGAATGGGGCACCGAAGCGGACGCAATACTTGTCGCTTCGGTGAACCGGCGGCCGGGGACGTTGGCCGCCTCAGGGGTTGGGAAATGGAGAATGGTCATATGCGCCCCCGGGATTTGCTGAAACGATTGGGTTCGAAAGGACGGAGCGGCGTCATGCGGCATCGGCTCCCTGCAACGACTTTTCAGGGAGGTTGCGACGCTTTCTCTCGGCCTTAATGAACTCGACGACCTTGGCGGCAGTGTCCTGCAAGACGGGGCGACCGTTGCGAAGACGTCCAACCAACTCGGAGTTTCCGACTGCGCGCTTGCCGAAATACGATTCACCCATGCCTGCGTCGGTGATGAACGCATCAATTTTGGAAAGGAGAATGGCGCTTTGATCAGTTTTCATGCGCCCAAGATATCCTCTATAGAGGACGTGTCAACCATCCCCAATGAAGGACGTGCGAAAATATCCGAAATAGAGGATATTCGCGCTATGGGAATTGCGGATTGGAGAGCGCGTCTACAGGACGCATTGGAGGCGAGCGGCAAGTCTGCCCGCGAGGTTTCGCTAGCTGCGGGCAAAGGCCCCGGCTACATCCATTCCATATTGAAAGAGGGCAAAGAGCCGACCGTCGATAACCTTATTGCGATATGCGGCGTGCTAAACGTCAGTCTGTCGCAGGTTATTTATGGGATTGAGATGTCAGCCGAGACGGCGGAAATACTGTCTCTTCTGGAGAACTCTCCGAATGCCCGCGACGGGATATTGAAGATTCTTCGGGATAAAACGCGCGCTTGATGTCGCTTACGCACTCTCTTTTCTGCTCGTCGGAGAGCTTCGCAAGAGTATCCACCAGTCCAGAAATGCGCATCCAACCCTCACCCTTTACACAGCCGGATGATGGAACAGAACGCGAACTTGCGCAAGAAGTGATTCGCTAGAATTTAACGGAAGGTTAACGCATGAAGTGTGTCGCATTAGCTCTCGCATGTGTTCTCGGCGTGTCGTGGCAAGCCTCCGCACTTGAACTGGAAACGGGTAAATACGAGGACACGGGCACGCGCTACGTTCGCGTTACCGGCTCCATTCGCCCCGGCGACGCGGTGGTTCTTCGGGGGATTTTAGGCGCAGAACCTGATCCGGCCGTGGTCATTTTCAACTCTCCCGGCGGGTCTGTGACCGAAGCGCTTGAGATGGGCAGAGACATTCGCCGCCATGCCGCCAGCACTTATGTAGGTAAAGACCAACAGTGTGTGTCCGCCTGTATCCTGGCATTCGTCGGCGGGGTGCGGCGCGCCATTGCACCAGGTGGCGAGCTTGGTTCACACCAATTTTACTGGCCGGACGGCCAAGCGCCCGCCGGCGAGGCCGCGACGGCAATGACGCAGAAGCTTTCAGCCAGCGTCCTTCGCCACTTCATCGCGCTGGACGTTGACCCCGAAGCGCTCACGCTCATCATGGAGACGCCGCCTGAAAAGATGCTGGTGTTCAAACGCGACCTTCTCGAGAGGTTTCGACTGGTCGGCGAAGCGTCGGAGTTTTCAAAGTCCCTCTCCGTTGTGCCTGAGGGAGAGCATCGCCCCGGTTGCCCGTTCCCCGAGACCTATCTCAACAGCGACCCGCTCAACCTTTATCCGGCGTGCCGAGGCTGACCTCGAGTCCTTGAATTCGCCGATACGCGAATCCTTCAATTAAATTATTTTTTGCGCTCATCGTCCCCGCCGAGTCCTACTCATGCGAGCATAAAGCAAGGATTCGATGGGCTTCAAATATCCTCTATAGAGAACATACCGCTTGACATATCCTCTTTAGCGGATATTCTCAATCCATCGAAGGTTGCTTCGCCGCAACCGGATTTGCCGATGGAGATAGACGAATGCGAAGCCTGCTTGCTTTTGCGGGAGCGATATCGCTTGCCCTGATTTTCCACGCCGATGACGGCATGAGCCGCTGCACCGCGTCCATCGCGACGTGCCACGCTACCTTGAACCGTTGAGGTGGCGAGATGAAATCTTGGACCTGCACCAACTGCGGCCTCGTCGAGCGTCTCAACCACTTCTTCCCTGACTGCTGCTCCGCTTGCGGAGGCTCGATGATCTGCGACGACGGGCGCACGACCAATGGCCGGTATGAGCCGGACATTACCGATTGCTTCGACGTGCTGAACGATGCGGCCGATGGCGACCCGGCAGCAAACGTCCTTCTCTGGCAGGAGCGCGCACCGACGTCGCTCTACAAGAAGGAAATGATCGAAGATCTGCTGTTGCAGAACCGCATGGACATGATGCAGGCGATTTTCGGGAATGCGGCATGAGCGAGCTTCCCCCGTTCCACGTCGCGGCGGGCGTAGCGCTCGCCGCAGCTTCCGACCTTTCGCCCGCCCTCAATGTCCAGCAGCTCATCGCCTACATCGCGCTGCGCGACCTTTACCCTACCGCGTCAATGGTGTCGCTCGGCCTCGTCGTTCATTACCCCGCGCCGAACTTCGCCGAGGCTATGGCGAAGCTTCACCTGTTTGCCGACGTCATCACGGCGGTAGACGTAGACCACGTCATTGGAACGATCGTCGCCCCTCTCTACGGTGAGAGGGCGAACTGACGTGAGCAAGTACTCCAATTTTCCCCGCAACAAGCACGACATGTATCTGACGCCCTACGAGGCCGCCCTGCCCCTGCGCCGGTTCCTTGAGGGCGTGGAGACATTCGCCGAGCCGTGCCGCGCAGATGGCCGGCTGATCCGCTGGCTGGAAAGCTTCGACCTGTCCTGCATCCACAGCGGGGACATTCAGGACGGTGTTGATGCTCTGACCGACCCGTGGCTGGAGCATGCGCGTCCCGACGTCATCATCACCAACCCGCCGTACACCTGGCTGATCCTTGAGGCGATGATCCGGCGGTTCATGAAGATCGCGCCGACCTGGCTGCTTCTGGAAGCCGACTTCGCATTCAACCTGCAGAGCGCGAGCTTCATGCCGATGTGCACCGACATCGTGCCGATCGGGCGCGTGCGCTGGTTCTCGGACACGGAACACGACAGCAAGGACAACTTTGCTTGGTTCCGGTTCCACCACCAACATCGCCGTGGGCCGGTGATGCACATCATGCAGCTGATCGACAAACGGCGCATCCGCAAGATGGCGCGGCCGGAGATTGAATTTCCGGAGTTCGAAAATGCTGCCTGACCTCACCGCTCCCTTCACACTGCTGGGCAGCCTGTTTTTCGCCGTTTCGACCTTCGGTCTCGGCTGGCTGATTGGCCGCGCCCATCGCGCGCTCCAGCGCCGCAACCAGATCAACCACATCGAGGCTATCCGCCAAGGAATGCTGCGCCACGCCGCGGCTGACGATCATCACCACCGCGCCCGCATGGGCCTTACCCAAGGAGACTGAAATGCTCGATACCGCACAGCACGCAAAGAAGCCAAACCCGGTAGACATCCATGTCGGTGCCCTGATCCGTGGCCGCCGTAAGGTCTTGGGCATGAGCCAGACCACGCTGGCCGATGCTCTCGGCATCACGTTCCAGCAGGTGCAGAAGTACGAAAAGGGCGTGAACCGCGTCGGCGCGAGCCGATTGCAGAGCATCTCCGACACGCTTGGTGTCAGCCCCGCCTTTTTCTTCGAGGATGCACCGTCTCACGGCGTTTCCAACAATGTCGAAAAAGACGAGGCCATTGCCTTCATGCAGAGCGCCGATGGCGTCCGCCTCGCTCGCCTCTGGATGAAAATCGGCGACGGCAAGGCCCGCCGCCAGCTTCTTGGCGTGATCGAACTCGTCGCGGCGCGCGGTTGCGCCGAGGAAATTTAATCCCAAACCTGAGGACTTCCTATGAAGCCATTGATTGTATTGGCGGCTATGGCCGTTGTGTGCCTCTCTACCGAGGCCAAAGCCGCCTCTATCCGGCTTTGCACCGGGGCCGAAAGCGGCAACTACTTCGCCGCGGGTGACGCCGTGGCGAAGATGGCGGGCAAATCGCTTAGCGTGGTCAACGTCGCGACCGAGGGCACGATCGACAACCTCGAGCGCGTCCTTGATCTGGACCCGACCGACCCGCAGGCCTGCGACGCCATGATTGGCCAGCCCGACGGCCCGGTATTTGTCGGTCGCTCCTCACCGGCCAAGGTGAAAAAGCTCCGGCAGGTCGCTACGCTCCACCGGGAATATCTGCACGTCCTGTGCGGCAAGAAGTCCGGCGTCGATGATCTGTCCGACCTTCCCGACGATCCAGCCAAGTATTCCGTTGCAATCGGCGAACCCGGCAGCGGTGCGTGGCTGATCTGGCAGAACATCGTTGCCGAGGACGAATCCTACGGCAAGGTGCCGGTCCGCAACGAAGGTGGCGTTCTCGCGCTCTCGGCTGTCTCCAGTGGCGAAACGACGTGCATGCTCGTCCCGGCAGGCCTCAAGAACGGCACCGTCAATGAGGCGGATCAGGTCTACGGCGATACTGTGCTGCTCGCCGGCGCCAACGATCGCGACTTCGACGATGCGACGGATATCAAGGGCGACCCGCTCTATGAATATCGCGATATTCCGAAGGGCACCTATCCCAAGTCCCTGCAAGCGGGCTGGTTCTCGTCCCGCAGCACGATCTCTTGGCCCGCAGCCATCTTCGTCAACACCGATCGGATCGACGCCAAAACCCTGCCCGCCTTCGTGTCGGCAGCGGCACGGGCGGCCCAGGGCGTGAAAGCGGAGTACGGCAATTGATCGCCCGGGCAAAGGCATGGGCGAAAGAGCGGACGTCGGGGATCATTCTCACGACCGCCACAGCGTTGGTTGTTCTGTCGATTTTCACCGGCTGGGTCATCGATGCAGTGCTTGGCTTCTTCGTCCTGCTTCTCCTGCGTCTCGCTCTTCACCTCGGTAAGCGCTGACCCGCTCCGGTTTCCTCGCCTGCGTTAGGGCGGGGTTTCCTGAACAGGTCATGGAGATTGATATGACGGAAGCAGTAAAAATTCCCCCTCGGCCCAGGTACCACGACGCCGTTGTGATTGAACGGGCGGTTGAGCGTTTATTGAAGCCGGTCCAAGAATGGATTGACCTTCGCGCACAGTTCCAGCCCAAGGATCTAAAATCCCAGCTCACAGACTGCATTCACAACAACGGCTACGAATACGCCAAAGGGCTAGAAGAGCGGTACGGCTGGGAACCTGATAGCGGCCTTGTCGAGCGCTTGGACTGGCTGGACATACAAAGCGCGCATCAAAATGTGGTCCGGGCGTGGGTCACACTCTATAATGTTAAAATCCCCTTCAATATCGGCGATCGTGTCTGCACCCCGACGCTTCGCGCGGGAACGGTCAAAGATTTCGACCGATCGACGGCCCAGCTCGCCGTCCAGAGTGACGAGGACCGTGACAACGGTAAGGATTACAGAAGCCTTATAGACTTCGAAGACGCCATACCGATCATCGGCACCGTCGGTGAGCCTGCCGCGGTGGAAGGCGGTGCGGCATGAAGCCAAAGGATTTTCGAGCAGAGCTGACCAAGATAATGCCGGGGTATGCGTGGACGGTTCACAAATCTTCCTCTGAAAGCTACCTCAAGGCGACGGGCACTCAAAGCAGCGGCTCCAACCGGCTTTCGACACTGCGAGTTGTTCGCATCGAGAAGGACGGTGCAGCGACCTATGAGGCCAAGTCCGCCGGTTATGGCCTCCGTGCCAAATGGCTCCACACGCACACTGACGGCACGCTCGCTCGCGCTTTGCGTGGTCTCCAAGATCACTACGAGTTTGTCTCCAACACGTACCGAAGCCACGCCCAATCCCTAATGCTGGGCCGGCTAGCGAGTGGAGATGCGGCATGACGCACGAGGACCTCAAAAAGCGCTGGGCGGAGGCCAATGAGCGTGTCGAGCTGCTGGACAAGCAGCGCTACCAACTCGTCGAACACACCCAGCAGGAATGGCTCGAGGCTCAAACAGCGTTTCAGGCCGTGGTGGAAGAGTGCCTGAACGGCAATGCCTTCTTGTGCGAGGCCTGCGACGCTCCGATTTTCCCGGGCGATCAGTACCACGCTGGCGTCGATGCTCTTTGCCTCGAGTGCGCCCCCACCTATCAGTCTATGATCGACGAACCAGAGATGTTCGTTGAACTGGTCGATGAGAGCCCATCCGATCCGGACGAGCTGCGGGCGGCTTACGATGCTCACATCGCCGCCGGCGGCAGCCCTGACGACAAGATGGTGGAAGTCTATGACTGACCGCCCCATCCTTTTCAGCCGCGAAATGGTGCGCGCCCTTCTGGCCGGTCGTAAGACGCAGACGCGCCGCACGCTTTCGGCGCAGCCGCCTGCAGGGCACAAGCGGCACTGCTGGTTCGACGCACCGCTTTACGGCTTCACTGATCAGGACGTCCCGTCCAATGACTGGTTTACCGTCCGTATCCCCGCCCTACAGGGCGATCGCTTTTATGTCTGCGAAACCCATTACCGCTACGGCCATTGGGAGCCAAAGGGCACGGCAAAGACTAAGCGGGGCAAACAGAAATGGCAGTTCGTCGAGGATTCCTCCGCGGTGCTTTTCGATGCACCAGAGGTTTTCCGCCGGGGGATGCACAACGAAGATCCTCACACCCCCGCATGGCACAAACGCACCGCTCGCTTCATGTTCAAGAAGCACTCCCGCCTGACGCTCGAGATCAAGAACGTCAAGGTCGAACGGCTGCATGACATCAGCGCTGATGACGCTCGAGCCGAAGGGCTGCAAAAGCTTCCGGCAACGGGCCGGTATGTCGTCGAGAAAGGCGACCAGTATTTCGGCAACGCCTCTCACAATCCCCGCGAGGTGTTCCAGATGCTCTGGGACCGGATCAACGGCGAAGGTGCGTGGTCTCAGAACCCGTGGGTCATTGCCTACACCTTTGTCACAATCCACGCGAACATCGACAAGGTGGCGGCATGAGCTATTCCACCTTCGACGACATGCCCCGGCGGAATCGCCGTCTGATCCTCCGCGATGAAGGTATCGCCCGCCGCGCCGGTAAATGGACCAAGTGGGAAACGCTCAGGTTTCCCCGCGGCAGCGTCCACACGCACGGCTGGACCGCCGATATCCTCATCGCGCACCGCAACAACGTATTCAGCGTTCTGGATCGAACCCTGACCGACGGTACACGCCACCTGGCTATCACGTCGCTTTCTGGCGTGCGGCCGACTTGGCCGGAAATGCAGCGCATCAAAGACGAGATCGCCGGCCCCGACGCCACCGCGGTCGAGGTCTACCCGCCTCAAGCGGAAATCGTCGATGACGCCGACATGTATCACCTGTGGGTGCTGCCTGCGCCCCTTCCATTCTCTCTGTTCCCGAGGACGAACAATGACTGAACCCGCAAACCTCCAAGACTACATTCTGGCGGAAGTGAAGCGCAAAACATCGGAAGAGCATGTCCGCAAGCTGATCGACACGAAGATCGATGAGGCCATCAAGGGCGCCGTCGATGATGAGTTCCGTTACGGCGGGAACCTCAAAAAGCAGCTCACCGCGGCTGTGAGTGGCGCGCTGTCGATCGGTGACAAGATCGATGTTCCGGCCTACGGCGTGATGGTCATGGCGCTGCTGCGCGAGAAGCTGGACGCAAACATCGGCGAGCTTCTCAACGTAAAGCTCGCCTCCGAAATGCAGGAGCTTCTCCAAATCGCACCCAAGGTGCTCGCGTTCTCAGAGGTCATCGCGAAGATGACCGAACAGGCGAAGGAGCAGTCAGACAGCCCGTGGGGTAAAATCTCGGTCTTTGTCGAAGAGAGCGATTGGAGCGCTGGTTGCTACCATGTCGGCATCGACCCCGATGGCGATATCCGTAAACGCTACGATTGCGACACACAATTTTATGTGGACGCCGCTGGCAAAATCTCGAGCCTCACCGTCAACAAGCGGGACGTCGGCAAGGTAATTGGAATGGCGGCCTATTGGGGCTACCAGAAGATGATCTTTGCCGCTTACGCCTGCGGCTCGAAGCTCATCATGGATGAACTCGATCCCTCCCTCGAATACGGGGAGTATTGAGCCATGGAGAGAGAAAAGGTTTCCGACATCATCATCGAGCGCGCCGTCGAGCTGTGGTGCCGCGCGCTCCGCAAGCCAAAGTTCGATAACGGCGACAACAGCGACGCCGGCTTTTTCACCACCGGTCTCGCCTATATGAACGCTGACACGGCAGTGGGCGAGACAGAGCTGGACCAAGCGATCGAGCGGTTCCGCGAGGCTCTCGTCACCAACATGAAGTTCCTTCGCGACCACGACGGCGAGCCTACCGGAAAGCAAAACGAATACGGTCGCCCTGAGACCTATTATTTCGATGCGTGCCTGAGCACAGACTACAGCCCCGACCAGCACTTGCGGCAGGCAGCAGATCAGGCGGGCATACCGCACAAGCTGTTTTCTTGGAAGTCGAGCGTCAACGTCTACGACCCGGCGGCAGTCTGCGCCAAGTTCGGCTATGCGGCACCGGATTTCTATCACTACCCCCTATCCGGCGGGCGCTGGCTCATTACACAGCTCCGCGGCAGAGATATGCCGTTGATCATCAAGGCCGTTGAGGAAGGACGGCTGCCCGAGCTGCACATCGAGGAGCCGGAGGCCGCTAATGGCTGAAACCTCCGCTATCGAGTGGTGCGACGCCACCGTGAATTTCTGGTGGGGCTGCACCAAGGTCTCGCCCGGGTGCGATCATTGTTATGCCGAGGCGTGGAACGCGTTTCGCGGCACCGGCGAATGGGGACCGAACGCACCGCGCCGAAAGATCAAGAGCGCTGTGTCCCTGATCCGGATGCTGAACCGCAAATCCTCGCTGACGTTCTTCAACGAGCATAGCCGCCTGATGCGCGTTTTCATGCAGTCCATGTCGGACACCTTCGATAACGAGGTGGATGATGCCTGGCGGCAGGAGCTGTTCACCGAAGCGGCTCACGCCATCGGCCTGCGCATCATCTTCCTCACCAAGCGTGGGGCGAATGTCGGTAAGATGGTGCCGACGTCGTGGCTCGACAACTGGCCCCGCCACATCGGCCTGATGTTCTCCATCACGTCGCAGCGCGAGGCCAACCGGGACATTCCCCGCCTGATCGATCTCAAACAGCGTCTCGGCCTGCCGTGGATCGGCTTGAGCTTGGAGCCGCTCCTTGGGCGCACCCGCCTTAAGGCTGAGTGGCTGGATCACATCGATTGGGTGATTGTCGGCGGCGAGAGCGGCAAGGATGCCCGTCCGATGCATCCGGAGTGGCTCGACGACATCATGAACGCCTGCACGCTGCGCCGCTACCCGCGCAAGCCGGTCCCGTTCCTGTTCAAGCAGTGGGGCGAGTGGGTTCCGGCCGACGTGGCGCGAAAGCTCCCGGGTGTCAAAAGCCTCAGGGCCTACCCGCTCCTCGAGCTACCCCGCGACGACAACGCTTTCTCCGTCACCAATCTCGGCACCGTTCAAATGGTGCGGGTGGGCAAGAAAGCCGCCGGCCGCGAGATTTACGGCACAGAATATCTCCAGTTCCCAAAGGCTTTGGCAGCATGAACCCCGATTTGAACAACAGGTTTTATCAAGTCACTCCCGCTCAAGAAAAAGGTGCGGTCAACGCCTATCTCGAGAGAAGGCGTGAGCTGAGGCTAATGCAAAGCGTCAACATCGCGGTCGCACGATGCCGCCCTCGTCTCAAGGCCGTCAAACGCGACGGTGTCACGATCCCCGCGCACCGCATCGCCCGCCACGTTGGCACTTCAAATGACTGACCGCATCGCCTGCATCAACCCCAATTGCCGCCGCACCGCGGCCCGGGACAAACACCCAAGCTCGACGAGGATCATCTGTGGCAAATGCTACCGCGCCATGCCGGACCGATACCGCGCGCGGTGGAAGGCTCTGAACAAGCGGAGCCGCCGGCTTACCCGAATTAGCGAAAAGACGAAAACGACGACGATGGCGGCGCGCAGCCGCCAGTGGTTCCGGATCGACAGAATGTACGATCGCGCTTGGGACCGTCTCGTCGAAGCAATCACGCACTATTTCACCTCCTCCGAGCAGCCCGTTGGCCTCGAGGACTTCATGAAGGAGAACGGCCTTGGCTGATACCGAGTGGAATTTCGATAAACTCCTGCTCAACCCGGGTGACGCGCTCGCCGAGCTGACCAAATTTCAGCGTGAACAGTATGTTCCCGGTCAGTGGCAGTGCGACGCCTGCAGCTTCTCCCTCTACCAGCGCACACTGCATGCCGCCGACGGCACCGTGTCTGCCCGAGATACCCAGCCGGAGCCCTGCCCCAACTGCAACTCCATGCTGCGGCGCGTGACATGGCAGGAGCGCGCCTATCAGGCCGAGGACATGCTCGCCGATGCCTACGCCGAGCGAAACAAGGCCATCGCGAGCCAGACACCGGCGGTGAACAACTTCATCAAGTGCGTGGCTGAGGTGTCCACTAACATCGGGTTTCATGCCGGCGAACCGGCGATGGAGATGGCGGGGCAAATCATTTCAGTGCTGGCCGCGCATCCGGAGCATACAGAGCGATTCATCGAGGAGCGCGGCGAGCTTTTCCTTGACGGCACGTTGGCGCACGAAAACGGCTCCCTCACCTATCGCAGCCAAGGCGGCGACATTCTCCACCCCAGCGTGCTGCGCGCGCAGAAAGGGAACCTGCAATGAGCGATCCAGTCAAACAGAACGATCAGATAAGCATGCTCGAGGCCTGCGCGAAGTTCACCGACAACGCCGAGCCGATCCGCCTTTTTTCCTACCCCAATTGTGGTTGGGATTTGGTTCAGTCGGGCTTGGTGACGCAAGATTGCCGGATAACCACCGCAGGCAGGGCCGCACTCTTTTTGATGGGCAAAGGCCCTGACCCACTGCCTACGAGCAAGTCATTTCACGAGTTTTCCTTACCCGCGAAGGGAGATGGCGCATGACCGACGTAGATTCAGCGGCGCTCGAGGCCGTAGAAGCCATTTTCGGCGATATCCGTGGCCGCGCCGTCATCAAGTGGCTGTTCGACGCCCACGGATCGGAACACTTCATCGCCAAGTTCGACGACGGAGAAGAGCTACGGGGGATTGACCTCGAGGTGCAGGGCCAGATTAAAGCGACCTGGCAGAAGATCATTGCAGAGGGATTGTCGAAGTTCAGCCGCCCCACCGGCTGGCGCTGCTTCCATTGCGATGAGGTGTTCTTCACCGCGAATGATGCACGCCTACACTTCGGCATGGATCAGTGCAGCGACCCGGCGTGCAAGATCAAGATGGGTGCGGAGAAAAGCCTGCTGGTGGCGCTGCGCCGTGCTGAAACCGAGCTGCAGGACGCATGGGCAGCGATCCACAACGAGAACACCGAAGCCGCCAAGGCCTATTACGCCCAGCAATCGCGCCACGGCGAGCAACTGCGCGCGGCCGAGGAGTTGGGGTTCGAACGCGGCATCAAGGACAGCACCGCCCATATCGCCGCGCTCGAGGAACAAGCCCTCAGAGACCGAAAGCTACGCGACGAGGCGCAGCAAGACGCGCTCCTATGGAAATACAGCGTTGCCACTGATGATCATCCGCCCTTGCTGGTGACGATCTGGAACCAGCGCAAAGAGGTGCTGGGTGCGCTGCATGACCTCTGCGAAGCCTATGCGGCATGCAACGGCGAGGACCATGCGGCTTACATCAGAGCCCGCGCGGCGATTTCAGGACAATTGCAGCCTGATCCTCCGCCCAGCGCTTTGGCGAATGCCGCCAATGACCTCGCTTCTTGGGCCGGCTGCATCAACTGGCGCGGCGGGGAAAACCAGAAAGACTGGCTGGACGAGCTGCGCCAACACATCGAAAGCGTCCAAGCTCTCTGCAAACCCTACCTTCCGAAATCCGAGGCAACGCCATGACCGCCCCCCAAAAGACCCAAAGAGACCTGTTCGAAACCGCCGTCATCGAGCGGATGAAGGAAAGCGGCTTCCTTGAAGTCGAGATCCGCGTCGAATGCCTGGCGCGATGCGATGACGGCTACCAGGACGAGGTCATCAACGCCGGCTGGCACTACTGGAACGCTGCGCTTGCCGCCGATTCCGGTGACGAGGAGCAGCCTCGCTACACAACACGCCGCCTTCATGACGAAGTCCGTAAGGCTGAGGAACGCGGTCGGCAGGAAGAGCGGGAATGCACCACGTCGCCCACGGGCTACTACAAGCGCGCTGCCGCCCTTCTCGAAAAGCTTAGGGACGAGATCGGGTCAGGATTTGGTGAGGGAGACATCGAGCGCATAGGCGATATCGTGATTGCAAGGCTGAGAGCGTGGGACAAGCTTGATCGAGAAGACGTCAAGCGGCGGCTTTCCTCCCCTCCCGCGCAATCCGTGGCTATGAAGGCTTTCGAGACCAACAAGGAAATGCTGACGGCATTCGGCGCGGAAGATATCCGCGAGGGAAGCCGCATGTGCTTCCAATCAGATGATGTAGACATATGGGAAAGCTACTACGAGGTGCCATTCCACGCCCTTGACCGGATCCGCTCCTCCCTCTCCGCACAGGTGCAGGACGTGGCGATACCGGAAGGCTGGCAGCTTGTGCCGATCAAGCCGACGAAGGATATGGCGTACGCCGCTGCTTGCGCGCACTACGGCAAGAAGCGCGTGGACCAAACCGGCATCGAAGGAATATCGATAACCGTCAACAACATCGACTATAACTTTTCGGTGGCGTTCCGTAGGTTCTGGAAAGGCGCTCTCTCCTCAGCACCCGCAAAGCAGGAGGACGGTAAATGAAAAAGCCTTCTTCCGACGACAAAGCGAACGTCCTTTCATTCTGCTTCGTCGCACTGGCCGCGTTCAGTGAAAATTCGCTTGGGCCAACGCAAAAAAGATGGGCGAGAGAGCGCGCCGAAAACTGCCTTTGGGCACTCGGTGTTTCCGATTTTAAAACTGAGCGCGGGACGTACAATGCTCGTGAGCTTGAGATCGTCTCGGACACAATTGACCTTAAGGCGACAAGGCTTTTGGCCGCAAAGCAGGAGCGCTGAGACATGCGAGTAAAGGAACTCCGCAAGGCCCTGAAAACCATGCCCGGTGAAATGAACGTCCATATTCCATCGGGTGAGGGCGTCATGTCCATAAAGCATGTTTTCCGTATGAACCTCGTCGGCGTGGAGCAGTTTGCTGAGATAACGATATTTGGTGGCGACCCCCACACGCCCGACATGGAAGACGCGCTGATCGAAAGACGGACCGGCTTCAAAAACAGAGATGAGCTGATCGAAGCATTTCTTAAACTTCGGGATAAGGAGGTCAGCAGCGAATGACATACAGCCTTCTCAGTCGTAAAGCGACGAAAGCGAGAAAGACGCACAGTTGTATCTGGTGCTGCTCCCCGGTTAGCGCAGGCTCGCAATACGTCCGCGAATGCTCGACCTACGATGGGCACTTTCAGAACTTCGCCTGGCATGAGGCGTGCAGAAAAGCCGCCGACGAGTATTTCGACGAGAGCGGTAACGAGGAATTCACCTCCGGAAACGAGATGCCTTTCTATGCGCTCTACGAGTTGGAGATGACGACATGACCCAGCTCACCGAAGCAAGATTCGCCCAGCTCTGCGCCTACATCGCCACGAACGCCGCTAAATGGGCAGGCGACGTGCTCACTCTGCCCGAAGATCACAACAAGCCGGTAGACCCCAAAACAGTGAAGCGCTTCACCGATGAGATACGAGCCCGCCTCGATCGCTTGGACGAAATGGCCGGTTCGGTAATTAAAGCGGCCGGAGAGCACGTCGACGAGAAAGACCCATCTACGCCCCGAGCCGCACTGGACGCAATTAAGACAGGGCTCAGGCTTCCTCCGGACCTCCGCAAGAAGATCAAGAAGGCGGCAAAGTTAAACGGTCGGTCTGCCAATTCCGAGATATTGGTCGCGCTCTATACCGCGTTCCCTGATGAAACCACGGAAACGCCGGAGCTTCACGCCACTCAGGAAGGTGAAAACGAACTGAAATCGATCAGATTTCACATGTTGCTTTCCCAAAGCGAGGCGGATGCGATTGATAAGTGGTCGCTCAGGAACAGAACACGATCGCGAGCGGAGGCGATGCGAAGGCTTTGTCAAATTTCACTTCGCGAAGCGGCCCGATCCTATTAAGCCGCTATCCGCCGTTTCCTAGAGGGGGCCGGGTTCGGCCCCTTTTTATTGATCCTGACTGGCCCGTTCACAAACTCCTCGAGCGACGGCACGCCTTCCAGCACCAGATCGGCATAGATCTGCGCCAGTTCTTTTCGCCGCTCGATGTGAAGCGCACGATTGTAGGCCGCTTCCACCTTGTCTTTCGGTGTGTGAGCCAGCATCAAATCGATGACGAGGCGATCTTGCGGGCATCGCTCATTCATGATTGACGAGAACGACGCCCGAAAGCCGTGGGGCACATGCTTTTCATAATAATCTGCACGGTTCAGGAAATAGCCCATAGCATTTAAGGACATCGGTTGCGTCGGCCGCCGCGGGTTCGGAAAGACAAATTCGCCCCTGCCAGTCAGACGCCGCAACAAAGCAATAATCTCCATCGCCTGCCGTGGAAGCGGCACAAGATGATCGTAGAGATCGTCTTGTTTCCGATCCAGCTTAAGCTTCATTCGTGACGCAGGGATGCGCCAGACCGGATTGTCCTCGTCCAAATCGTCCCACTCCGCCCAAGGCGTAGCTGCGAGGGTACCAGGTCGCAACGCCGTAATAGCGAGCAGTCTCAGACCCAATTTTACATGAGGCCGCCCAGGCGTTTTACAAACATCGATAAGGAGCTGCCTGACTGCCTCTACAGTGATCAAGGCTGGACGCCTACCCTTGTGAAGCGGAACCAGTGCGCCTTGCACCACGGCGGCTGGATCGCTCGTCGCTCGACCGGTGGAAATGGCGTAGACGAAGATGGCTGATATCCGCTGACGGTGTCGCTTCGCCGTCTCGACGGCACCCCGCTTCTCGATCAGGCGCAGCACGCCAAGGACGATCGGCGCGTCGATTGCAGTGATGGGCAGCCCGCCAATGTGGGGCAACACGTCACGCTTGAGCGTTCGCCAGACCTCGTTGGCATGGGCTGGCGCCCAAACAGTGTTGGCAAGATCGAACCACTCCTTTGCTACAACTTCAAACGTCGCCTCCGCGTCAGAGCGCTGGATCGCCTTTTCAAGCTTTTTCTGTGCGGACGGGTCTTTGCCCGATTTGAGGAGCTGGCGCGCCTCGTCTCTGGCGCGACGCGCCTCGAGCAAACTCATCTCAGGATAATCACCGATGACGAGCGTCTTTTCCTTGCCGAGAAATTCGTAGCGGTACCGGAAAATCTTGCTACCTGCCTTCGTAACATAGACGTGTAGGCCATTGGTGTCAGAGAGCTTATAAGGCTTGTCCTGCGCCTTAGCTTTTCGAATCGTCGTGTCGGTTAGCACGCCCACCCCATCGATACCCGGTTTTTGCCACCTGATACCCGGTTTGGTACCCGGAAATGACCGGGATAGTACGAAACGTTATGGGAACCAGTGGGAATATATGAACCGGAAAGATCGAGGCGCGCAAGGGCCAATGAGAACATATGGGAACATATGATAAACAAAAGTGGCAGATGGGGTGGGATTCGAACCCACGGTACGCTCTCACGCACGCCGGTTTTCAAGACCGGTTCCTTAAACCACTCGGACACCCATCCATCTAATTGATATTAAAAGACAATATCCTCTAACATCACTATCGAAAACAGTCTGTTGCTACTCGGTTTGCAACTATTTCGTTTTCTGACTTGCGCTTATAGCGGCTTGCAACGCTGCGTCAACCTGTTCTGCAGCGTCGGCCTGCATTCCCGGCATAACATGCGAATAGAGATCGAGGGTAATTCCGATAGTGGAATGCCCTAGCCTCTCGCTAGCGACCTTCGGATGCACGCCGGCGGATAGCATCTGCGTGGCATGTGTATGACGCAAGTCATGGAACCGAATGCGCGGCAGCGAGGTCTTGTCCAAGAGCCGAGTCCACTCGTGCGTTAGCGATCGAGGCTGCAAGGGCGCCCCATCAACCTGGGCGACTACGAAACTGTTACCGTCGGGCCGTAGACCGATCTTCAATTGCTCCTCCGCCTGACGCGCGCGGTGCGCTCGCAGCTCGGCTGCCATGGTCGCAGAGAGCGCCACGGTGCGCGCCTTGCCAGATTTGGGCGCCTTGTAGCGAACGCCATCCTTGGTCTGCTCTGCGCTCTGTCTGATGGACAGCTGGCGCCGGTTATCGCCAATCTCCGCGTCGTCCCAACGCAAGGCGGCAATCTCCCCTCGCCGCAACCCGCACATGACCGCCAGCATCATGGGAATGAACATGCGCGTATTTCGGAATGCTGCGATCAAGGCTGCTGTCTGGCTCGCGTCGTAAGCCAGCATCTGCGTGCGCTCCACCTTCGGCGGTGTCGTCGCCGTTGCTGGATTGCGGGAAAGCCGTTCCCATGTCACAGCCTGGCTCAGGGCTTTGATAAGCACCCGGCGCATGTGATGGACAGTGCGGGGCGCATATGGCTTCCCTGACGCTCCCCTGCCCTCCGTGAGCGCTCTGGTGAAGGCAGCATCGATCCTGTCTGTCTTGAGCTTCGAGAGGATCACATCACCGATGAGCGGCGCCAGGTTCTTTTCGCAGATCTCGGTGTAGCGCTCATGCGTCTTGGCGGAGACCGTGGGCTTGATGAAGGCCAGCCATTCCGTGAAGAACTCGGCCACGGTTTGCTTGCTCGGCTCGACGTACCGATCCGACTTTATCTCGGCTATCAGCCTCGCACATTCCGCCTGCGCCTGTCGCTTGGTGCCGGAGAAGGAATGCCATTTGCGCTTCTTCTTGCCGGTCGCCGGGTCTTTCTCGCCAACGTCTAGGACGATGGCCCATTTGCCAGGACTGCGCTCGCGGATATGACCCTTCATTTGAAATCCTCAATGGCTTCTTTAACGAATTGGAGAGTCAGCAAATCCGCCTCGCCTTTTCGGAGAATGTTCTTCGCTACGATTTCCATCGAATCCTCAACCGCGGTGTTCTTCGCGAGATAGGAGACGTGGTTGGTGAGTTCTCCAACTTCCGTCATCGCTTGGGCGCTATTCAACATGGCTTTTTTCCCATGCTTCTCGACGGCAAGCTTCAATTCGAGTGTCACTTTCTCATCCGCATATTTCGTGCATATTTTTGAGATATCACCGAGGAATAGTACCATCTCCGCCATGGAGAGTGTCGAGTGCTTCCTCATCGCGCTCTCCGCTTTTGCGGTCAGCACGCCGATCTGACAAAGTCTTCTCACTGCTTCAGAGCGCGACGGGATGCGGTTCTCAAACCGCCAGTCGTCAATCGCCTCAATCTCGGCAGCTGTGATCTTCAACTGCATCCGTTCGGTATCGGTGTCGCCAAGTTTAGGGCGTGCCATATCGTGTCTCCTTGATTTCGTGTGTACATAACTCACAAAAAGGTTGCAAGGAGATTAAAAAGTGATAACGTCACAAACGTACACACTTTACTAACCAAACGAGGACGTTAAATGACGCTGGAAGAAGCGCTTACGAAAGCAACAATATCGGTGCCTGACGCTGGAAAACTGTTTTTCGGTCTCGCCCGCAACGCCGCTTACAACGCTGCCGAACGCGGTGACTTTGACACGATAAAGGTTGGCGGACGCATCGTGGTGCCTGTCGCACCTCTGGCCGCAAAGCTCGGCCTTCAGGCTCGTATCGGAGCTGCAGCATGATCAAGAACGCAAAAGGCCCGGCAGAGGCGGCAACCTCTCCGGACCATGGCTCAATCACTCACCCCTGCATGAGGAAAGAAGAAATGAACGTGGAAACGAATAGCACGGCTCCGGCCGTCGAACAAGAAATGATCTGCGACCGCGTGGAGCGGCTGGCCTTCGAATTGTCCGAGGCTCTGGCCGAATGGAACCATGGGGCATTCATGGGCATGGTTCATCCGTCCGGCCATGCAATGGGGGTTTACTTCCGGCAGGTTGGCGCCAGTCCTGAGGCTCGTCTCGCATATGCTGCGGAAGCCTATCAGAAGTGTGCTCGAGACGTGGACCCGTCCGCAACCGAATGGTGGGAACTTCGCACGCCAGATGAAAGCTTGGCGCAGCGCTTCGTTCTTATCGGCGCGCGGGAGAAAATGGCATGAGGACCGTCCCGGCACTTCACCCCGACATTGCCCGCCAACTGAACGGCGGAAGGGATCTGCTTTCTGAAGTTGATCGTCTCGCCAGCGAGCTTGCGAAAGTCATGCAGAAAATCCACGGCATGACGTGGCGCATCCACATAGAGCATTTGGACGATGCTGCTTTCGTTCTGGTTGTCCCGCGCACGGAAAGCCGGAGGGCAGCAGCATGAAACAGGCTCCCGTCGAAATCACCCGCGCCCGCCTCGAAGCGAAGATCGAGGAATTGGTTGCCCTCCTCGATCTCGTGGACGGCGACGAAAACCTCGAACCATATCTCGCCGATACCTACCCCGAAAAGGAAGATCGGGAAGACGACGACGAGCGCGAACCGAACGGCGACGAGACCGACACTTCCTTCGCAGAAGACGAATGGCACATGAGGTATTTTTCATGACCACCACCCCCATCGAAAAAGCCGCCGTGTGGCTGGCAGAGCAACCGCAGGACCTTCCGAACAAGATGGCCCTCCTTCAGAACATGTTCCGCCTGACGGCGGCACAAGCCGCCCAGGCACTCACCTTGGCGAATCAGTATCGTCAGAACCGGAGGGCTTTCGGTTGAGCAGCAGAGGCCGGAAAAAACACAAGCTTGCACCTTCAGAGCGGTTCTACCAGATGAACGCTTGGCTCACCAATTCGGCAGCATGGCGCGCTGCCTCCGTCTACGAGCGGAGCCTGTATCTTGAATTGAAGCAGCGCTACAACGGTTACAACAACGGCGATATTGCTCTTTCGCACCGAGAAGCACAGGCGGCATTGAACTGCAGCAACAAGCCCGTAATCGAGGCGTTCAAAGGTCTGATCTTTAAAGGTTTCATTCGAGCCGCGCAGGTGGGTTCTTTCCACTGGAAGAAGGAGGGCGGCGCCGGCGGACGGTCAACGCGATGGATATTAACGGAGTACGGGACCGATTACCCCGAGAAGTCAATCAGCCCTGAGCGAACGTTCATGAGGTGGAAGCCATCCGCCGAGGAAAAAGCGCGGTGTGCCGACAGCACACCATTGGTATGCCCAGAGCACACCATGAAAGAGGTGATGGTGTGATGAGAGCATACCATAAATCCCCAAGTGTATGCCCACGGCACACGATGAAGCACGATTACGCCCATTTAACGTATGCCCTCGGCACACAGTTTATATCTAGCCACTCCAGTGCGCAGAAAGGCGGTCGCAGTGCGTGATGCAGACCTTCCCCTTTTCAACTGGCAGCCACCGGTCAAGGTGCTTGTGTTCCCGCTTATTAATCGCGTCGGAAAAGTGAGGAAGACAGCGGCCATCCTCTCTCGAAAACATGGCGAGGATGCTATTCTCTACTGGAAGCAGGTAACCGCGGCGAATCGCAAACACCTTGTCCGCATTGGTCTCGATGAAGCCTCTGTCGATGCCCAGCTTCGATCATTCCATGACGCAGTCCAATCCGAAATGATCCGCCAGCACTACGCCGGCAGCAACAATCCGAAAGGTGCAGCATGAACGAATTTGACATCAGCATCGATGAAATCGAACGGATCGCGGACGCGCTAGGTGCAAACAAGGTTCGGCGGGACAAGCCGAAATCGCCGCCACCGAAAGTATTCTTCAGCGTATTCACGTACAAGCCTATCGACCATGGGAAGGTCCTAGACGACTGGTATCGAATCATGCGGCACGAGAATTCCAAGGCCTTCGTGCACCGTGAACTGAACTCCATGATGCTTGTGAAGATGGAGATCAAGAAGCTGCGCGATGGTGGTTTCGAGGTCCATTTGATTAATACGCCGAAAGAGATGACGGTCGAAACTCGCGAAGCTCAACATGCTGAGTTCATGGAGCAGTTGCAGCAGGGCAAAACCCCTTGGGATATCTGGAACGAGGCTAGGAGTAAGGCTCAGAAATGAACCAACCGAAGCTGACAGCCGCCCGCCTTGACGTGATGCTCGGTGTCGCCACCAAGCCATCGGGCAATTCATCACGGATCATATGGACATTGCCGGCGATCGGCCGCCGGATCGGCGTCGGCGCGGATTTCGTGCGCGACACACTAGCGAAACAAGAAGGCTCCCCGGTCAAGGAGATCGGGGGGCGATATTATGCGTTTGAGGAAGACCTAATAGCGTTCCTACGGTTTAAGAACAGCGACGAGTAGAGCCACAAAGCTTATAATCACGGCGATCCAGGTGGCCCAAGGTTTGTAGTACATTTCTATTTCGATAGCGCACTCTCGCCTCAAAACCATCTTGCCTTTGTCGTTGAGGTAATGCCGGTAGTGGACTGTAGACCAGTCCCAGTGATCATTAATCTGCATCTGTTTGTCCGGCCTTGGCGGAACTGGCACACCCCAGTACAAGGCCCGCTCAATAGAACGACCGCTTTCCAGTTCATCAAGCTCAGCCTCCAGAAGATCACGCTCATTAAAGTGATCCCAATATTGCTTCCGCCCTTCTTCGCTTCCGGGCTTAAACATCTTGCCGTGTTTCAATCGCTCATATTGCTCATCGAGAAGCGCGATTTGATGTCTTAACTGAGCGGCCTGCTCACGATGATGCACTCGACTCCTTATGTAAGATAAGACGCCCACTCTATCCCTCTCCAAACCACGAAATCCCCTCTCAAACCGTTACGCGATTCTGTCTGTGATGCGCCATAAACTGGTGCATGAGATGGAACCCATTCCGTACCGAAAAGAAAGCCCTGACGGACGAGCAAATCCTTGAGATGCTCGGCGGGGGCATCCCGACCGCAACCGGGATTGCCGTATCGGCAGAGACTGCCTTGCGGGTACCGGCCGTTGCCGCTGCTGTCCGCACGATTTCCGAAGCTGCCGCTTCTCTCTCGGTCAAGGTGGTCGAGATTGCCGCCGACAGGACAGAGACAGAAGTTCCCGATCATCCGGTCTTAGCGCTGCTTCGCGACGATGCCAACGAGTGGACATCCGGCTTCGAGTTCATCCGCTCCATCATGGTCGATGCTCTTTGCCGAGATCAGGGCGGCCTTGCCTACGTCAATCGCGTGGGTGGCGAAGTTCGTGAGATCATCCGGTATCGGCCGGGCTTCATCAACGTCGATTATCCCGACGACACGCTCCAGCCTCGCTATCGGACGAACGGCATTCTGCGGAACGCAAGCGATGTGATCCATCTCCGCGGTCCATTCGATAAATCACCCCTCACCCTCTGCCGCGAAGCTATCGGCGTTGCCATGGTGATGGAGCAACACGCGGCCCGCCTGTTCGGTCGTGGCGCTCGCCCGGGTGGTGTGATCGAGAGCGAAAAGCCTATCGGCGCAGACGGTGCCAAAGCCATGATTGCCGGCTGGAAAGCGGCCATGGAAGGCAGCGAGAACAGCGGTAAGACAGCGATCCTGTGGGATGGCGCGAAGTGGAAGGCCATGACGCTGTCCAGCGTTGACGCGCAGTTCCAGCAACTCCGTCTATTCCAGCTTCAGGAAATCGCCCGCGCCTTCAATATCCCGGCCTCTCTTCTCGGTGACATGACCCGGGCCACTTGGAGCAATGCGGCCGAGATGCAGCGCCAGTTCCTCCAGCTTTGCCTTGAGCCTTGGCTGCGCGCCCTCGAAAGCGCCCTTCGCCGCGCCCTGTTCTCCAAGGAAGACCGGAAGAGATACGCCATCCGGTTCGACCGTGACGATTTCACAAACGTCGATCTGACGGCCCGCGCCACCGCGATCAGCAGCCTTGTTTCCTCCCGCGTCATCAACCCGAACACGGCCCGCGAGTGGCTGGACCTGCCGCCATATGACGGCGGCGACGAATACGCGAACCCCAACACCGGAGCCAGCCAGCCAGGCATCCGCACATCGCTCCGGTGGCCTGATATGCCGACACGCGCCCCCTCAGTCTGCGGACACTGCGGCAAAGCACACCTCAAAAATGAGGGCTGCGTTGCTGTTAGAGCAATGCAGAGGGAGCGCAAAGCCCGTCACGACCAGAAGCGCCCCAGCGCCCGCCAGCGTGGCTATGACAGCACATGGGAAAGGGAGGCCAAGGCTTTCCTCTCCCTCCCCCAAAACGAGTTCTGCCAGTGCGGGGCAAAGGCCACGGTCGTGATGCACGTCAAGTCCATCCGCACCCGCCCAGACCTGCGCATGGTCCGATCCAACTGGAAGCCCGGTTGCCAGAGATGCAACGCCATCGACGCCGCAAATGAACGGCGCACCATAGAAAGGAATAAGCCATGACCATTTATGCAAGCGCCGGTGCAAAGCTCTTCATCGGCATCGCCAAGACGCAGACCAGTGACGACTATGTCCTGTCTGACTTCTCGGTGGCGTCAGCCCTCACATGGAAGGAAATCAAAGAGGTCGAAGCACTCGGCTCTCTGGGTGATACATCCGAGGCCGTGAACTTCACCGCCATTGGCGACGCACGCACACGCGCACTCAAAGGCCCGCGCTCGGCAGGCACTATGGAAGTAGTATGCGGCATCGACTCTGCAGATGCAGGCCAACAGGCCCTGATCGCAGCAGAGAAGACACCATACGATTACGAGTTCCGTCTCGTGCTCAATGATGCACCTCCAGGCGGCACACCATCAGAGCGTCTGTTCATCGCCAAGGTTATGAGCCAGTCCGAGCAATTCGACCAGGCCAACAGCGTCATGAAGCTTAATGCATCTCTCGGTGTGAACAGCAACATCGTGCGCATCGATGCTGAAGAAGCATGACCATGCCCCGGGGGGTGGTCTTAGACTTTCCACCCCTCAAGGGGACCGGCGGCGGGTCCATCGTGCGAAAATTTTCCGATTTGGCTCTGATTTTGTGAACGGTTGAAAGGAGGCTGTTCGATGATTGTGAACATTGAGCAGATGAAGCAGCAACTCAACCTGACCGGCATCCCCGGAACGGACGATGACGCGCTGATCGAGCGCAAGATCGAGGCCGCCCAGAACCATATCGAGCGCCTACTCGGCTTCAAGATTGAGGAGACCTATGGCGGCACGGATCAAGAAGAAATTCCGCCGGCGCTGGTTGAGGCTGTCTGTCAACTGGCGGCGCATTGGTACGAAAACCGGGAAGCAACCCTTATCGGTGTGAACGGCCAGGAACTGCCGTTCGGTGTCTGGCAGATCGTCAACGAATACAGGGAGTATAGAGAAGGCCGAGAGCGGCCCGCTGAGCGCGATGCGTTCAGGCAGTACCATCTCAACACCTGGCTGGATTACAGCGCGTCTCCGTTCGTCTCCATGCCGATCTATGACGAAGGGAACTTTCATCCAGATTTGGACGAATTGGAAACGAAACAGACGCCTTGCTATCTCGGCGTGGACCTGTCCAGCACCAGCGACTTAACCGCAGTCGTCGCCGCCTGGGGCGACCGTGAGAGCGGCTATGTCGTTCACCCGTGGTTCTTTCTGCCGAAAGACAACATCCTGCGCAAGGCAGGACAGGACGGCGTGAATTATGCTGTCTGGGAGGAGCAAGGCCATATCACCCTCACAGATGGCAACGTGGTCGACTACCACGCTGTGGAAGCGGCGATCGAGGAAATCTGCGCCCGGTTCAATGTCCGCGAAATTGCCTTCGACCCTCACCTCGCCCGAAACTCGCTGAACAATCTTCTGGACAAGGGTTTGCCCGTGGTCGAGTTCCGGCAAGGCTGGGTAACGATGTCACCAGCGATCACCGAGCTTGAGCGCGCCATTCTCGCCCGTCAGTTCCAGCACGGCGGCCACCCTATCCTGCGCTGGCATTTCGATAACATTGCCATCCGCACCGACATTGCCGGCAACCGAAGCTTCCACAAGGCCAAGAGCAAAGACCGCATCGACGGCGCCGTGGCGACCGCTATGGCCGTTGCGCGCTGCGCTGCCGGTGAAACGAACATTTCCTCTTACGACACCTTCGAAGGTGACATGGACGATTGGAGCTACGCATGAGCCAGACCGACGAAGAACGCCTTGTAATTATGCTTGAGGCGCGTATCAAGGATCTCGAGCGCAACATGGCTAAGGCCAGCGGCACGACGGAGCGCGAGTTCCGCAAGATGTCTATGTCATCCAAGCGAGCAACCGCGCAGATGGAACAGGACGCCGTTCGATCGTCGGCCCGCATCAATCAGGCTATGGCAACCGTCAGCACCAAAATGGGCGCTGTGGGCAAAGCGTTTGCGGGCGGTCTCGTCGCGGGTGCCGCCATCGGCGCAATCGAAGGCATCCGACAAGCGGCCATTGGCAGCACAAAAGCTATCCTTGAGATGAGCGATCAGGCGAAGATGGCCGGCGTCAGTTTTAAGGCGTTTCAGCAACTGAAATTCGTAGCAGAGCAGAATCGCATCGGCATCGATGCTCTGACGGATGGATTGAAAGAGCTGAACTTGCGCGCTGACGAATTCATCGTGACTGGAAAAGGTTCCGCCGCCGAAGCATTCACCCGGCTTGGCTACAGTGCAGAGAACCTCCGCGAAAAGCTAAAGCAACCCGATCAGTTGTTCCTCGAGATCATTGGAAAGTTGGAACGTCTCGACAGGGCGGCACAAATCCGTATCGCTGACGAATTGTTCGGTGGCACCGGTGGCGAGAAGTTCGTCCAGTTGATCAGCCAGGGAGAGCAAGGTTTGCGCCGCCAGATCAAGGCGGCCGAAGACCTCGGCATCGTCATGGATGAAACCATGGTGAAGAAAGCCGAAGAGGTGAACCAGAAGTTCAGCGCCATCACCACCTCTATTGGTGTGCACCTGAAGGCTGCTATCGTGGATGCCGTTTCCGCGTGGTTCGAATTTCTGGACAGTTATAACGAGTTCAAGGATCAAAAGACAGGCACTCTTCAACGCCGACAAGCTGAGCTTGGCAGCCAGCGGCTCGACCTCGAAAACAAAATTCTTGAGACGCAGAACGATGGCAACCTGACGCAGGAGAAAAAGAACAAGGCCAGCGGCTCGTACCGCATCGAGTTAGAAAAGATTGCGAAGGAAGAGGCCGAAATTGTCAAGCTGATTGGACAGCGTGGAACCACACAACTAGAGCCAATCACCATATCCGGGAGCGGATACAACGGTGGCGCAACTCCGACTGGAACCTCGCCGTACAAGACAGCAAAGGCATTCAAAGGCGCGACCGAAAACCGGGATGGCGATCTTCTGTCATCGTTTTTCAAGCAAGCAAACCAGAACGTCGATCCCAAGATGACGGCCTGGTGTGCGGCGTTCGTCAACGCAGCACTCGCTGCCAACGGTATGCCGGGAACGGGATCACTGGCGGCAAAATCATTTCTTGATTACGGCACAGCTACCAATGACCCCAGGCAGGGCGATATCGTCGTCTTGAAGCGTGGCGGCGGCAACGGTGGTCATGTCGGGTTCTTCGAAGGTTACGATGAAAACGGCAACGTCCGTGTGTTCGGCGGAAATCAGTCCGATGGCGTCAACACGAAGAGCTTCAAACGCGATGACGTTCTTGGGTACCGCTCTATTCCTGGAGCCGAACGTTCGAGCCTTTCTGATACGCTCACAGATGAGTTGGGGCGCCGTATGGAATCAGCCCAAACCCTGAAGGAGAAGGCCGAGGCGTATGACCAGGTTGTGGAGCGCGCCCGCGCGTACATCGCTTCCCAGAATGTGGAGACCCAAGCTATCGGCATGACAGAGCAGGCAGCTTCCCGGCTCCGTTACGAGCAGGAACTCCTCAACGAAGCCAAGCAAGCCGGCCTCACCCTTGATCCCGCGCAACTCGGCAACCTGAAAGCGTTGGCATCCGAAATGGCCGCCGCTGAAGAGCGGACCAGAAGCTTAGCGAAAAGCCAGCAAGACCTGCAGGCCGCCGCCGAAGAGTTTGGATCTCAGGCAAAAAGCGTTGTGGGTGGTTTCATATCAGATTTGACTAGAGGAGCGGACGCTTCGGACGCTTTGAGAAATGCCCTCGCGCGCATCGGTGACATAGCGCTGGACGGGCTTCTCAGTCAGTTGTTCGGCGGCGGCAACGTGAAAGGCGGCGGGCTATTCGGTTCTTTGTTTACAGGCCTTTTTGGCGGGATCGGGAAAAATGCTGACGGCACCGAGTTCTGGCGCGGCGGCCCCACTTGGGTAGGCGAACGCGGCCCTGAAATCATCAATGCGCCCCGTGGGTCTAGCATCGTTCCAAATCACCACCTCCCCCGCGCCGACAACGGCAACGAGAAGAAGGATAATTCACGGCGGGAGCTTGTCGTGAATGTCCAAGGGGCGAGCGGCGATAACCATGTGCGGGAACTTGCTCGCCAAGGAGCACAAGAAGCGATTCAGCAGGAAAAGATTGATCAAGCTCGTGGTGGGTTTGGGTCAATGAACCAGAAATACAACTCTCGGAAAGGGTGATGACGATGCGCAATAGGTTCGAAGATATGAGCAGTGAAGAGGCCTTCCGACGCGTTCAGGAGTTGGATAGCAGCCTGTGTGACGTCGCCTACGACCCAATATTCACGCCTATTTTTGCAGGTCTAGGCTTTGGCTCGTTTACTATCGCCGGCATTTCCGGTGCGTCCATTGCGTCAGCTATCGCTGTCACGCCGATTTCCGAAGGAGTGCAACGCGCGTGACCATTGTCAACGTCATGGTCCATAATGGCTATGCCACCCTTATCACTGACACGAAGGCTACCAGTCCATTTCTGCCTGAGTTCCATGTGGCGAAGGTTAGGGAGCTGCCACATATGAGAATCGCGATTGCCACGCGCGGCAACATCACAGCGGTGGATAAGGTGGCAACGGCTATATGCCAATACGCGGTCAACTACGAAACAGCCCGATCTTTTCTCGATACGTTCTTTGCAGGTCTGGAGCTTGGCAAGGTCGATGTGTTCGTGGTCGGCTATGACGAGGACAAACCAGCAGCGTTCATGATCTCCAGCGTCAACACAGGAAGCAAGGTGGTGGATATTCCGTACCTCGTTGCCACACCAACCGTATCGGATGAGGCATTCGAAAAGTTCACCGATGATCCCGTAGCAAACATGATGGATTTCGTGTCGGAGCAATGCCGGCAAGATAAGCGTTGCGGTGGCTGGATCAACGTCACCCAGGTAGGTCCGGCGGTCATCGAAACCTATACTGCGGGGCTCATCCATGGTTGATCTCAAAGCGCTTATGGTCGCCTATCTGAAAGCGCATCTTGAGGGTGTGGTCATCATGGCCATACCTTCGGGTGGGTCTCTTTTGTGGAAGTGGTTCCTAGATCTCAACCGGACCCGGACCGTTCATGCGGCGGGCGTAAATCCCATTCAGTACACTGAGATCGAAGCATACAGCCGCTTCAACCGGCAGGCCATCGAACCGCGTCATGTTGCCATTCTGGTTGCCATGGATGAGGCCTATCTCGGCTTCGCTCATCGCGGGCGGAATACAGCGCCAGAAGGCGTTCAATCCTTGCCACCTATCTCGAAGGCTCCGCTGACCGCTGGGCTTGTGGATGCAATGTTCGGAGGTACCTGATGCAAGGAGTAGCGAATGTTTCAGGGTACGTCAGCTATCGCTATGGAACGCAGAAGAAGCCGACGCTTCCGAAAGTGAAAGCCTTTCCTGAGAAGCCGATTGGCGCACAGCACGCAGAGCGCATCACTGCGAGTATCATGGATGTACTGAAGGATTGGCGCTATTCACCGTTCGAGAACGAAGCTTCGACACGCTACGCATTGCGTAACTGGTTCATTAGCCGCCGCCATGGCTGGCATTTGTCGGACGCCGAAGCGTCCACTGTGATTGCCAACGCTTTCGACGCGATGGGCTTGGAGAGGCCGTCTTGGATCGAGGGCCAATGGATTTATACGGTTACCCGCGACCAGTGCGTCTGGTGTGGCACATCGATCGATGAGGAAGATCAGACTAAAGGCAAACGCTTCTGCTCTGGCCTCTGCGCCCAGTCCTGCCTGGAGAAACGCGTTCGCGAGACGGCAACCAAAGATGACTGGGTATATCAGCGTGCTCACGTTGAACTGGCCAATTCCGCCGCCCCAGAGCGCTCCTGCAAACACTGCGGCACGATGTTCCGGAATCGAAACGCAGCAGCTCGATTCTGCTCTACCGGTTGCCACGACGCCATCCGCCGCGCAGCTGATATCCCATGCCTTTGGTGTGGCACGATGTTCCACCCCAAAGACCACAACAAAAAGTATTGCTGCAAAGAATGCGCCAACAAGGGGTTCATCAAGACGAGAGAAGCAAGCTTGGTGGCAGAGCGCTCGTGCAAATGCTGCCTAGCGATTTTCAGGCCGCGAATGGTTGCCGCAATCTATTGCTCCCCTCGCTGTACGCGCATAATGGCGAACCGCGCATATAGAGGGCGCCAGCGCCAAGCTGCCAAGGTCATACCGTTCGTGTCCACATTGCACATGCTCACGGCCGAGGTATTCGACGGATGGTTCAGGAAGGCGGCTTAGCCATAGTAAAGGGCTGGATCGCCATTCGGTTTGAAGAGCCAGTTGCCCGATTGATAAAAACTGGCTTCGCCACCCTTCATGGCGAAAAACCAGTTATCTTCCTGATAATATTGGCACTCCCCACCGGGCGTGTAGAGGTATTTATCGACTTGATAGAAAGCGGGGACGCCTTTTTGGGTGTACAGCCATCGCGTACTCATCTAGCCACCGATCTTAGAAACTCATTCATAATTTCGTTCTGACGTTCATTCGCTGCCCTAATTGCCTTGAGTTGGCCCAGCATGTTGCCGAACGCAGCGATGATGACGAAGCCCACGATGGCTGGAACGGCCCACGGCAGCATCGCCAAGATGGTGAGCGCGGTAGCTGATCCTCCGCCGCTGTTGGCCGTGATCAAAATCATCACGAGCAAAACAAGCGAGGCCCCGAGCCCCCCGACGATTTCCAGAAACTTGTCCAATACAGCCCCCAC